GATAGGAGACGGTTATACATCTGAAGGTTTGAAACCAATATCTTCAGATAGAATGACACCGTCATCAGATTTCGAAAGAAGAAGTGAATATTATTTTGACCAGTCTAGTGTAAAAACTCAAGGTGGTAATGTAGATTATGGACTAAGGCAATATGTGAGCGCTGTTGAATTTAAAGCGGGACCTTCGACTAACCCTCATGCACCTAGAGTAAGAAATAAAAGGGCACAGGGTACTATTTTAGATGTCACTCCTATCATGACACCCACTACTAGCACAACTGCTCCCAATACATATACTGGTTTATTTATGATTACATTGAGTGAAGAAGATGTAGATTTATTTCCTAATGTGACTAATTTAGCAGATGGAGATACTAACGATGTAACTTATGAAATGGGCGACTATCACTATCAAGCGACCGTGACTTTACCTGATGCTGGTACTGAAACAGAGTTTATTTACTGGGGTTCACATGGTATATTCAATCATTACACTACTAGCGTTGAGGCACCTCAAACTAATAAAAATCAAATCTTAGTACAAGGCTTAAACGAAACTACACTACCTAATTTCCTTAATCCAACTCATGCTGATTATATTGTAGGTGAAACTGTAACATTAAAACAACGTGGTTTTAATCCGTTTACAGATAAAACAGACACTGCTTTAGAAGATACAACAAATTTATCTCACACATTTAGACCAGCGTTTGATAGGTCACCATGGGCTTTAGCCGCTAGACCCTCTACTACATCTATAAGGGTGGTAAGTAGCGATTCTAGTGGTGTACCTGATACCGATACTAATTATTCTTTACAAGCAAATAATATTGGTTTATCTGTAAGAACGGGAGACCATGTATACATTGAAGATTTTAACAATGCCTCTGCTAGTCCATCAAGTGTTGCTACCAAAGTGTATTACCTAGGTCAGGTTTCTACTACCGATGCTGGTGGTATTAGTGAAGGTTTTGTTGATGGTCAAGCCTATACTACTATTAATTTTGCAGCAGACATTCCTTCTGCTACTAGGAGTATTCTCGACACTTACATAGCAACATTAACTAATAACGTCTCTAGTACAAATACTGAATATTACTTAAGAGTAGGGTGTCATGATTTAATTCCAAATGATGACGAAGCCATACTCAATAGAACTTGGTTATATCCTTACGCCGCTGGTGGTTTGAGACATGGAGACACAATATGGGCTAATATGGTTTACAACAATCCTCATGCGACAGAGGGAATGTTTGCTAAAAGTAGAGGTGTGTTAAATGAAGGCTTAGTATATAATGCCTTCAATGGTGGTGAGGGTGCTTTATCCGATGAGCCTAGAAATAGTATACCACTAGAAAATTTCTTAATCGGTAATACTTGTTTAGAAACAGCAGAAAATTATGCACAACATGTCAATAAAACAATAGAATTAAATTACGCTAGTTTAGGATTAGATAATCCACCAGTAGTTGCATTCGTTGACCCATATTTAGCAACAGAGGGGCATGCTCGTGTTTTACTTTATGATGTGGCGCATGACCGTGAATTTATTGCATTCCAAGATTTACATATGCAAGTACAAACTAGCGCTAAAGTCACAGAAATAGGATGGCAAAGACATATCGGTGCTGCGAACTCAACTCAATTTGATGTTCCTATTACTGGAACTGTGCGAGCAATTAATCAGGGTAGCCAAGGTTTAGTCATAGGAACAGGCACTGTTTTCAAACAACAGTTATCTGTTGGTCAAGCGATAAAAATAGGCACTGATATTAGAAGAATTAAAACAATTTTTGATGATATCGGCTTTACGATAGTTGGAGAATTTGGTTCATCCACTGTTTCATTGGGTGCTGGACAGACAGGACTTATCGCTAATAAAATAGATTTAGGTAAATATAGTTTGACTTATAATGGTGGTAGCGCACATCCTTTTATTACACAAATAGATGTTGCTAATGGATTCCCTACACAAAATAAATACATGAGGCCAACTCAGCAATCTTATTTTATTGAAAGTGCTTATTCTCACGATATAGCAAATCACATGACAGATGATTTATTATCACCAGTTACAGGTAGTTTGCCCGCCACACTAACATCTACATCTTTAGCAGAAACTAGTCAAGCGGTTTTATACGGAAAAGCACACGGTCATATCGTACATACAGGATTATACACAGGTGGGCCTTTTGCAGGTAGAGCATTAGGAGATAGCGTTTTACCTAGAACAGAAGAGGCAACGTGTATTCCATATTGGGCTAATGAAAAACACTTTTACTCAAGAAAATTCCGCTCTACTAGTGATTATTTTACATACGCTTTAATGAGAGCAAGAGAAAGTCAAATAGGGTGTAATATTAGAGACCCCTCTACTTTATTCGATACACCTGATGGAACAAGAGTTATACCTGCTTTCTTATCTTTAAAGGGAATAAGGTCTTCATCTTTAGATTTAACAAACTCCACAGAAACAAGGTTGAGACATCTAAAACACTGGACGGATATGGATTTCACTCGTAGACTAACAATAGACCTTGGTGAAGTTGCTTTAAGAGACGGTGTTACAGACGTTGAAGCGGCGGCAAGAGAAACTGTTAGGCTAATTAACCAAGCAGCCGCACCCAATGGTAGAACTCATATCAGAAGACCTAACACTCAATATCCCGGTAGCACCCGAGAGGATGCCGCTAATATTCATACTAGTGCTGACTTCGCTGCTACAGGTTCTACTTTTGACCCCGCTGTATGGTGGGATACAGATAAGGCATTTGATAGTCATGACAAAGGGACTCATATGGGGTATCTAAGAGCACATTTAGGTAGAGTTGTACAAGACGCTAATGGTAATACAGGGCACTCTATAATTATACATAGTACAGTGCCCGGTGCAACTGGTCGTAATTTCTGTGTTTGGTTGGATAACAGCACAGGACAAGCCCCCTATGAACCTGAGTTCTTAATAGGACATGGTGGTAGATTCAGAACATTTTGGTGTCAACCTGATGAGATGAGCGGTGAGAATATGCACCCTGCACCGATGCCGCTTAATAAACACGGAAGACCCTTTGCGCCTATAACATCTTTACAACAGTATACATTACCTGATGAATCAATTCAAGAAATAAAATCCACTGGTGAGTTTTCACCACCAGCCCGTGCTAGAGATGGTACGTTTACTAATCCTGTTTTAAGAGCAGTTTCTATGACAAGTGGTTCAGGAATGTCACATAATACAGTGAACACAGAATCATTAGAAGCAGAGGGTTTTGTTACATCTTTAGTTAAAGGATTGAGAACAGGTACAAATGCTCTAGGTAGAGTAAACTTCGGTGGATTAGTTGCCGCTGGTGTACCCGGTTTTGCTCCTGATGCTGGTAAATGGGGTTTCGGTAGAAACGGGGATGGTAGATTTGAATATAGATATGGACAGGCTTTCAACTCTCAAACCTTGACTAATGCACAAATAGTGGCTGGTAATGGTGCTTTACAAACTCAATATACTCAACATGTCCCTTTTACACAAACTGCTAGGGCTGAAGTAGGTAACACTCCGATATATGGTTTAAGATTAACAAATCATAGAGGCGAGGGATATGGAATTAGATATATTTACAAAAAGATAAACGACTCTTTTGCTTTAGATAATACTGAATTACCTGATACTATAAATCAAGAAATAGCAATATTCTTTGATGATAGAGATGTAAGTGAAGGTGGATTTACAATTGGTGCTCACATGCATGGTGTGGGTGATGCCACAGGTAGAGGTTTTCCAGCAGACCCTACTAGTGGAGTTACGTTAGCGGGATGGAGAGGTAATAAATGGAGAGGTGTGCCTACTCCGAATGCTGCATATAATTGTACAGCGGTTTACGATAAAACAAATAAAAAAATAACTATCACACCCACTGCTCCTTATACTTCAGCATTAGGTCATTTCGATATCGCTGGTTACATGGGTTTTCCTTTAACAGATGGTGTTATACAGATTAGTGACCCATTCAATGATACAGGTGCGTTAGGTAATTATGGTAACATGTATTCTTATACTTCAAGAAGCGTAAGTGATGGTGCTTTTGAATTATATGGGGTAGAGGGTGCGGAATTTGATACCTGTCAAAACAGCACTGATTTTGGTAGTGCTAGTGTTACAATTACAGCGTTGATTACACCAACCGCTAACTGGACAACTTTAGTTACAGATGAGTTGATAGCCTCTGTGACCACCGCTGCTATTAATTTAGTCAACCCGAACATAGAGGATGGTGTTCCATTCGATTGTACACAAATGTACGCTGCTGATGGAAGAACTTTTGCAGAATGGGGTGTTAAGCCCGATTCTATTCGGATACGTGCTTATGATATAACTAAAAAAATAGAACCTATTTCTAAATATTTTAGTGCGAGTATACACAGAGATATGGCTATACAATCAGCACACATTGAATATGGTGAATTAGATGTTTTAAAAATACAAAATGGAGAAATTTTAGTTGGTGGTAACGGTTTAGGTCAGGACAAAGCAACACATGATAGTTTCATAGATGCTGGTGCTAACGTAGCATGTGGGTATATACCATACACTATGATGCAAATTCAAACCAAGGGTAAAGGTTCTAACACTAATACGGCCACTCCTGTGATTGTAGACTCAAAAAATATACCCATAGATACAGAAACATGGAGAAGTAACTTGGTGGGTTCAAGATTTTTATCATATAGTGGAGACCATATCTTACCTTGTATCAATAACCCCACAATGATAATTGAGAAAGAAGATATACATGAACTGAATGATATAGATTTAAAAACTGGTAACATATATCTATTCGCTAAACCTGCTGGTCAAGAATCTTCACCCGCTGATATTAATGCTCATAATTCTAACGGAGCGAGTAACAAAGCAAGAGTGCTTTCTTTTGGTACTATAGAAACAATGTACTACCAAGAAGAATCTAAATCAGTGACTAGTTCACAAGGTGCATCTTCTACAACAGAATTAGATACTATAGCAGACACTGTTAGTGATGATTGGCCTAGCGCTGATAGTAACAAAGATGCTGTTGTACAAAAATATGGAGATTTAAAACGAAGTAAATTGTTCGCAGGGTTTAGGTCTATAGGTAGTGTTCATTCTGAGCCAGTAATATACTTCAATGGTGGTAGAGATAGTACAGACCACTGGGTTCCTTTATTCTTCGGTGGTGGTTTTAGTGGTGTCACTATAGATATTAATGACGGAACTAATAACGATTATTCATCAACATATACTCATCATTATGCCGCTGGTCCTACGGGTTGTAGTGGTATACAACATGCTAATGAAATCTCTACAGCATTCGGTATGGTAGATTGTAATGCTATTATGGCTTTCTTCCCCGGTACTGCTCTTTTAAATCAGCATCGTGGTAGTTTAATGTCACCTACTTTTAATCGTGATAATGTACTAACGTCTGATTTAGATAGAGGAGTGGGTACTATTAACAACGCCCATCCTAATAAAACACCATACAGTAGTGGTGTTCATGTTCAAAAACCAATGCCTTTCTTATTGAGATTCGCTCACCCTACTGCTAGATATCAAGACCATAGAGACGGAACTGATAATAAAACAACATACATTATATTCGGACCGGGGCAAGCGTTCCCGTTTTCACAAGAAGACGCTACTCCTGATAACACACTAGAGCCTCATCCCGGTAAAGCAATTACCACTGGTAATACTTGGTCTAGTGTACCAGCCAATAGTGGTACTCCTATATTCCCTAATCATATTGACAATGAAAAAGGGCATTTCATGCCTAAAACATCTGATTATCAAACAACAAGGCATGCTTTCCACTATAGACAAACTATCAATTGGGAGCCGCCTGTTGGTAAACCATTGTCTCAGACTCTACTACAAAGACCTGAATCGGGTAATATGTATGGGGATGTGTTTACATTAGCGTTCAAAGCATCCAAGAGTGGTATATCAGGTGATGATGTTTTTGAGGATTTTCGTACAGCGCAACCAAACAGACATGCTATATTTATGGGACCAAGTGGTATGAGGACTAATGCAGATTTATGTTTCCATATGGACGGTGGATATCACCCCGGTGGTTCTTGGTTAGATAATCAGATAACAGCAAACCCTCCACATCCTACGGATAATAGTCGTGTTGCTAAAGCGGGTATTACTGGTATAGAATTAAACCCGAGTGCATTCAGAGTAGCAGCACCTTTGGCTACTAAATTACTTTACAGCGGTGCCGCTGATGGAAGTTCTTTTGACTCAACTGCTTTAACAGCCAGTGATGTAGACATGGAATACATAGTTGTGGATGGGACAAGATGTCAAAACGGTGAAGAGTTAGCAACTGTGTTAGGGGCAGCAATTAATACGTTCCCCGGTAAAGGTGCTTTAAAGGCAATAGGTGGTACTTTCATGCCCTCCATGGGTAATGCCATGAGACAAGATAAGTATGGTTGGACTACTGGATATACTGTAAAAGAATATAATAATCTGAATAATAACACTGCTACTGGTGCTGCTTACAATAATGACCCCACTATAACTTGTACAGCCTCGAATGCTATTCAAGTTGGTATGTATGTATCAGGAGATGGTATTCCAGCGGGCGCTACAGTGGCATCAATCACTACAGGTAGTGCCTTAACCAATGTAAGTGAATTCGAATTAAGTGTCTCTACTACAGGTGGGAGTAAAAGTAGTCAAACATTAACATTTACAGGAGCAGATATGGAAGATGTTGATGGAACTGCATGTAAAATAGAAAATGCCTATGTTACAATAGAACATGGTACTAGTAGAACGGCAGCGGAACAAGTACCTGCATCAGGTTGGTTACGTACAGCAAACATACATCCTCAACTAACGGGTTCAGGAGAGTTAGCACCAGCCTTCGCTTGTTATCATTCAAGAATAGTATACTATGACAGCGGCTCTAGTAAATATAGAATCAGATTTTATTTAGCAAATAATAAAATAACAGGCACTAAAGTGTTTGAAAGTGTAGCGACTTGGGATGATTACATAGCCCAAAGTCCTCTTAATATGGGTGCATCTCACGCAGCAGATGTCCAAATACCTGATATAGAAGAAGGTGATGCTCTATATATTTGGACAAAAGCAGGTGTTATACAATTCAACAACGATGACAATACCGCTAGAAACCACATGACGCAAGTACACTTTAGTGGATTAGTTGATGCTGTTGATAGAACAAAACCAATAGGAGCAGTGGGTTGGGCTGGTGAACGTTATTCTTACTTAAACTCATTAGATACAGGTAGTAATAGATATGGTGCTGGATTAGGAGCATGGCATCCTCTACTGGGCTTTAGCCCGTATGGGGGTAGTATGACATGTGCTACCACTCTTGGTCATATACCCAACGTTGCTCCTATGCCAAATAGTCCTGAAAGTTCAGCACCCGATAGAACAAGCACTTTAGCAGGTTTACCGAGTTTAACAGACCCTACTGGTGGAGATAGTAGTTGGAGTGCAAGTCCTGATTTCGATACAGATACTCATGTACCAACTTTCTCTGATAACACTGGTTTTCATAATCAACCTGTTAATTATAGTTACAAAGATAGATTTGGAAACGCTCGTGATTTAAGTGCTCAACATCCCGAACTTGTTCACCCACAGGGTACTTACGCCCGTGCTTTATTAGTAATATCATATGAATCTGAGTTAGCATTAGTTGCTAAGAAAGATAGAAACGGTATTACTTGTGTTGGAGATTATATCAAAGTCGGACAAACAGGCACAGACACACATGCTGGTACTACACAGTGGGATGAAAGAATACACGGTCAAGATAGATTTACAGCACCTGCTAATGCTGGTCCTAATGTAGAGGCTTTAATTGCCAAATCCACATCTTTACCTACAATTTCAGATTATACCGCTGCCAATGCTTTAGATAATGGTTTCGCATCTACTTTCTTTTTACATAACACAATTACTACCGACACAGATTTAGAAAACGCAGAACCTTGTAGGGCCTACACGGGTGATTTATTCTTTGATTTAGATGAAAGCGTGGGTTCTGTAAACACAGCAGGTGTCACAGGCTTAACACCACAAAGAAATATTGCTGATTACTTTTACAGTCAAACTAATGTTTCACCAAGTACTATATTCTCAGGCGGAAGTTCTCAATTACAAAGAAACTCATTTTGGTTAGGGGATGTTAATGGTTACGATTTATATAAAAATGCACCATTTAAAAATTTCAATGTGGAACATGCGGTGTGGAAAAGAATGGATGGGGGTAACCTAACACTACCATCTGTAAACGCCCGTGGTCTAGGTGCTATTCCTTGGGTTACCCGTGTTTCAGGAGCAGCGGTAGGCGGGGCAACTGGCACAGCACACGTTATGGGTGAGAAATTATATGGTAACGTTAGATTTTCTTTTGAGACGACTAACTCTGCGATGATGCCAGTTTTACAAGCACAAGAGTTATCTCACCCTCAATACGCATCTAAAAATCCTAAAGAAATGAGGAATATTTTAGAAATACCAAACGAAGAAATACAATTCCAAGCGATATCTGTCATAGATGATACTGGTCAAACTCATGAATTAGAAGGAGGGTCTCCTCTAGGTGTCATAATACGTGCTTATAAAGCAGCAGGAGAAAGGTCTGCTAGTGGTTTACAACCATCTTTAGCAAATAGCGGTCTATCTCCTAACTTCGAAATACAATTACCCGACCCTAACGCTATACCCGGTAATATACTAGTTCGTTCAGGTTTTGATAGATTACAAGCATATCAAACAGAAACAATCGGAGATGGTGGTATGTTACATCCTGATTTAAGCGAAACTCACCTTGGTAGTTTATTTGATAATTCCATCAAGGGGCCTAGAAGTAATAAAACAATGGATGAACTTGGTTGGGAACATATTAGTCAAGATGAGAACTTCCCTGATTCCACAAGAGATGGATGGGTTGCTAGTACTAATAACGCTCCTTTGCGTTCATCTTATGAATTACAAGATAAAACTCTATACTTCCATATTACTAAAATGGGTCATAGCCACACAGAAAGATACCCAACTGTATACACACATTCTAGTGGGATAGTAAATCAGGCGTTGACAGTATCTTCTTATGCTAGTGGTACATTAACAGCATCTGCTACAATTACATCTAGTATATACGATGCAGGTTTTGCATCTAAAGAAGTAAAGGGCTCACGTAGATTTTTACGTATATCTAACACAACAGGTGATAGTGTAGTTGTCTCCTACACAGGAATTAGTGGCACCACATTTACAGGAGTAGTAGGGGATATAGACTTTACACAATTTATAGCGGACAATCCTCCTGCTACAACGACTTTGAATATATCCCCGTCATATTATGTTCCTGCTGGTAGCACAAGATTCTTCGCAGCAAGAAGACTTCGTGACCATGCTGAAGTGAGTGGTAACAGTCCCGACATGGCACACACAGAATACTTCGAACCATCTTCCAACGACACACTGGCCTACGCTAGATATAGTGACAAAGTATTGACGCCGATGCCTGTGCCTCGTATGGGTCATCATTTTGTTAATGCTACAATGCCCATGTTACCCGGTCATTGGGCGCATCCTGCTTACCAAGGTATATACAATAAACATAGAAGTGAGAACCTTACTATGAGGCAAGATGAGGATATAATAACTTTTAAAGAAGGTTTCACTGAGGGGGCAGCAGACGTAACTAGCACAGTAGGTACATCCATCACTGATTACATTCATCCTCTTTCTGCTACACTAAAATCAGGTAGTTTAACCGCTACACCTTCGGGACCAAGTGATATACACGGTGGGGCTTTTACTTTGATGTTTGAGTCTAAAATCAAGTATGATGGTTACGGTGTATTAGCGTCTAGTGGTGAGGGTGGAGATATAAACAAAGCAGGTGGTCATTCTATTGTGTTAGAGGCTGCTAATCATTACACTTTACAACATCATTTCCCTGACCCTGCTGAAGTAGGTGCTTATCAAATAGTCATACAGCCTAATTTACGTAGCACACATCTTGGTGGTCATCACTTCAATAATAGCAGTTCATCGGCTTTACCTGATGGCTCAGGTGAGGCTTTAACAACACAACAAGTGCATCTTGTGGTTGGTGTAAAACAAGACGATGAAAGACTAGAAGCGGATTATGTGGGCGGTTTAACACTGATATTAGCACAAGCCACAGTAGTAGATGTGAGAGGTTGTGAGATATTTATTAACGAGGTAATGTTAGACCATGACCCTGACCAAGGAAGTCAATTTACTAACATACCTCCTTTGTTATTGTACAACTCATTGGGTGTACAGGGTAGTGAATCACCATCTTTTACACGTAGAACTCACTCTTATCATGTTGGTATGTTTGATGATGCCACACCGGGTTATACACTAAACATACCATGGTGGAGTATATTCCATAGTAGAGTCACATCTATGACTGGGTTCAAACATCTAGCATTATTCAGAATAGATAATTATTATGAATTCTGTAGAGGTAGTACTGGTGGTATAGGTTGTCAATTAACGTTGGCTGGATATCCAAGTATATACCCTGATATATATTCTTACAGACTTGAGAATCGTAGTTTATGTCCGACAGCAGTTGTAGTAACTAAGGCTACTAATTTGTTGACCGTTGACGATGCCTCTTATTTCCCATTCATACCTTTATTTGGAGAAAAATTAACTTGGGTAAACTCAGATGGTACTACTGCAACATTAGCGTATTCATCGAGAGGAGCGGTTACTAATGCTAATTCAACAACAAGTCATAAATTCATAGTTAGTGCTGCATCGGGCTCATTACCTGAGGCTGGTACAGTTGTTAGACTAACTAGACCGTATAGTAATGCTAGTACCACAGAGTTATTTACAGAACCTAAGCGAAGTGTTTTGACAAGAAATCTACCTCAATTATTGGCTGGTACTCGTGACACAAACAGTTTGCATACACCTGATGCTTTTATCTGCGCTTGGAGTCCTAACTTAGGAAGACCTTACACTTTCTATTCAGACTCAAGTAGAACATTCCCTATCAACGGTAGTAACTTACATGCAGATAGAGCGGTTGATGAAGCAGCGTACAATTCTATTCCTGAGCATTTTGAAACAATACATTATCACGGTGTTAATTCTTCTATCAGTCACGGTCCTTTCAACATGGATATCAAGACACCAAAACCACCTGTGCCCATTTCTGAAACATTGTCAAGTTACGGAACTAGTGGGACAATAAATAATGTAATTCTCACCGCAGGTGGAAGTGGATATAGTGCTACCACACAGGCTGGTGCTGGTGGCACAGGTTCTAGTGCTACTTTTGATTTGACAGTAAGTGGTTCTAATGTTATTACCGCTGTTGCGATTAATAACGCAGGACAAAACTATTCTTACGGAGATACATTAACCATAGCAGGTGGTTCAAGTGGTACAGTCAAAGTTAACGGATTAAAAAGAATTTTTACTTTTGCTGGTGATGTAAGTAGCGAAGTAAGCGTTAATGATTTCTTATTCGCAGATGGTAAAATAATAGGTAAAGTTTTGGCTGTCGCTACAGCAAATGTAACAATAGCAGACACGGGTAAAGGATTCGAACCCGCTACTGGTAGTACAATATATGTTGGAGCAGATGGTAGTGTAGGTACAGGAGCAGAAATCCATGCCCTAAATGGTATTCAATCTCAAGGAAGCACAACTATAATGCTATCTAATTATTGGCCTTGTGGTAGTAGAGGTGGGCCGCTAAATAGTAACCTAGACGGATATGCTATGGCTGCCGCAGGTTGGAATATGGCTGGTTATTATCCAGCAGGAACATCTGTTTATTGGTTAGATAAGGATGATGATGGTAGTTATAGTGTAAGTTTGGGATTAGCATCTACATTCAATCCAAACGCAAGTCCTCCCGCAGCATCAGGTGAAACTGTCGGTGGATATAGACCACAAACTTTCGGTTATAGATTCGGTTTAAGACAACCATGGAATAGACCACAATGGGGATTCTATGGATTAAGAGCGTGGATGGAAGATACATTGGCATCAGGAAGCGCAGTTCCTCTTACAGTTGAAAATAGACAAGGTCCGTTAGTGGAGTATCCATTTGGCGGTTTAACTTATGTTGGAAATGACTCATCTATAGGGTCTGCTACATTACCTGTTACTTATGTTGGAGTTATGGAAAGACAAACTAACTTTACTGGTATGTTAGGCATGGATAAACCTGAATTCCAAACAAGATACAGTGATGGTAGAAGAATGACTCGTTCATATGGTTGCCCAGTTAGAACTATCAGAAATGCTAATTCTACACAGGCTACTGCTACACTCACTGCTGCTGCTCATGGTTCTGCACATGGTTTGACCGCTGGTCAGAAAATTACTCTTACAAGTACGGACGGAACAGTAGTAGATTATTTCGTATCAGATACTAATGACGGAGGTGTGGCCCATTTAGGTGCTGTAGCGGCGGGTGCCACATTGAAATCTACAGGTTCAATTACAGCAACTCTAAGTACTAACGCTACAGGAATAGCAGTTGGGTTTGACTTAAGTGGTGGAACTACACAACATCAATTCGTTGTGTTACTCAAAGCAGCGATAGAACACGCTAATGGTCATAACGGTAAAATCACAGTCGGTACAGTAACAAACGGAGTAGTCACTTTGACTCAAGCAGTAGCAGGACCTGCTGGTAACACCGATATAACAGAAAACTTGGCGACTGTATCAGAAGCCAATTTCACAGGTGGTATAGGTGTACCTCGTGATTGGTGGGGAGATGGCGAGGCGCTTGGTATATCATCATTTGAAAACGCACTAGGTTACTATCTAATCGATTGGTGGGGTAATACTCGTGGCGAGGATGTAAGAAGAATGCCTGTACGTGGATTTGGAATTAGACCTGCTTGGGATGCTGGTGATGCTTACGAGTATGACAGGACTAACAATAGAACGCCGCATGCTAGAATTTGGAATAATGGTAAACCTATCTTTAATCTAAAAGGTATAGCAGATACTAGTGGTAATATCCTGAGTTCAAGAACTAACACTATTCCTAGATTCGGTGGTAGATTAAATGATATTAATTCTAATAATTCTAACGAACTTGTAGATGTTTTTGCCCCTACTAATGCTCTACGTGTTGGAGATATGGGTGGGGGCCGTGGTGTTAGATATCCAACAGAATTTAACGAAGATGTCTTAGCGGATATTAGCACCGTGTATCAAGGTTCGGGAATAGTGTTATCTCATCATACTTCAGAGCCAACATTCGGTACAGGTTACATCAGACCACGTAATGATGTTTTAGCAAGTGATGAAATTAAAAGAGGTATAAGTGCTAGATTAGATATAGAAGAAGATGGTTTACTAAAACCTGATGCTGTTGCTAGTGAGAAGGTAGAGTCTTTCACTGGTACATCTGTACATAAAGAAGCAATATCAAGAAGCAGCCCACGTATAGGTATTGATGCTGAAAACTTAGAATCTTTTAGCGGAGGTAGTTCCTCTGATATGATTGTAGTAAATACAGAGGCGCATAGTTTACACACAGACCGTAACATAGGACAGAGAGTAATATTACACGGTGGTATGCAAGCAGCCTCACAAACACTGGGTGACTACGATTTAACAGCGTTGACATTCGCAGGTCAACCTCAAGGTGGTGTGATGAGATTTAGCCATACAAGTAATATACACGCTTTAGGTGGTAATTACATATTAGAATCGAGCAGTTTTGCTAACCCATTTGACGATACAGGGTGGGGTCTTTCAAGTTGGGCATCTGCTAGTGAAAAGACTAGTAATCCATATCAGGTATATAATTCAGGAACTGTTATTAGTAGATATAATTACACAGATAAAAGTATACAATTTTTACTAAGACCAACTAGATTGTTAGATAATAAACACGTTGAAGTCTTTAGGTCTAATTTAGCGTTACATTCAAGCAGTCCTCAATCCGATAGTAATTATTTTTCAGCGACATCAGGTGGTAAATACGGATTGTTTAATTATTCAACACCTAGTGCTACTTCTACTAATTTTTCGGGAAGTGATTTACCTGCATCAAATGCTCCTTATCAACCAGTGTACTATGTTAAAACATCATCTAGTGTACAATCTCCCGCTTCTAAGGGACCAAAACTACCGGGTACAGAGGCTACTGGTTTTGATAAAACAAGTCTTAAAGGTACAGTGACTAGATTAGTAATTAGTGAAAATACACTACAAAAATTCAGAGGAGACTCGTCAAGAAGCGATGGTAGTGAGAAGGATTATAATGTCAAAGCACGCTTTACACAATCATTACATTCTAAAGGACATAAAGAAGATGTAACTTTCAATACTTCAGACCACTCGGGTGATGCATAATGCCATTGATAAGCACTTCATACATACTAGGTAACACTAGTAGAGATGCACAAATTATGACACATGTGAGAAAACCTAAGTTTGTTGATAACGCTGTTCATTTAGCAGAAATAAATCCACAAAATAGTGACAAACATAAATTGACCATACGACAAAGAAAAACATCTACATACGCAATAGCGACAGGAAAAGCATATCAAATACAAGGTAGACAAGATAGTGTTAAAATATTAGAGCCCGATGTTGATGGTCATGATTCTACTAGCCCCGTGTTCTATATGAGTTCACAATTGTCTAGTAGTAGCGCAAAAGATAAACCACCTTTAATTTACAATAGTGTAGCGCCTTCACAAAGATTATTTTTAAGTGATATACAAACATCTACGGATGGTACAATCATGACTCTTAAAAATTTAAAAGGTAAAACCATAGAAGAGATTGGTTTTATCGGTACTAGTGGTCATTTTGCACAACCTGTTAATGTCGGCCTTAGAACATCTGATTTGGCTATGAGATTAGCAAAAGATGTTGCCGATGAGTTTACTTCTGTTAACTTAGGTTTATCTCGTAATCCTACAAACGCAAATACTGAAAGAAGAAAGTTTTCTACAAAATTTGTATCACATGATTTCCACGATATCAATCTTTTAACTGCTTTTAAATTCTTAGGTAGGTATGATAATTGTATTGCTTACTTCGATAGATTTGGTAATTTACTTTATGTTCCTTTTAATTTCACAGAGGCGGGTAGAATGATAGATTCCGCTGTCAGAACTGGTGGTAAGGGTATAAATCCTATCGCTAACACCCCTAATAAAATCGCAGTTCAAGGTGTACCAATTGCTTTGAACAATGTATCTTATGTTATAATGAGTGATGGTGAAAGACAAAGCGGTAGGGGTGGTGACATACAAGAAGAACCATCTGTTATCACTGATGCGAGTGTTAAATCTAACGATGCCGCTAGAAGAATTGCTAGAACTATATTAAAGGCTAATAATATATTAGAGGGTAGTATGTATAGCGATGGTCATCCTAATGCTTGGGATTTAAGACCCGGTCAAATTATTACTTACGAAGGTTTACCTAGAATACTAACAGAAGTATCACATAATCTATCTAATAATTCTACAAATTTAGTATTCTTACAAGTAGACACAGGTGTGGAGGGTATACTACAAGGATTAGTACAAGGCATATCGGTTACAGAAGGTAAGCCTGATGTAATACAACAAGTGGTAGAAGACAGCACATCTTTATTCGGTGATATTAAATTAGTAAGTAAATTGTTCGTAATTAAATATAATCATGGTGTGGCTGGTGATGGGTTTATTATTGGTAAATCAGGTGGTAGAGGATTAATTGGTGGCTCATCATCGTCCGAAACCATCAAGGGTAGTAAATCACTAGCCGCCATATACGGAGGTGACGAATAATGCCTGTAGCAGACAGAATGAGAAGATTACTACTAGATACTATAGCGTCTAATATTAACGAACTTACTATAGGTTTTGATGGCACACCTTCTACTAATTCAGATGGGGCTGCTGGTAAACCCGCTTTGACAGTGGCTCCCACCGTAAAGGTGATAGATGACACCACTTTACTAGTGGAAGCGTTTATTCCAAAAGATTTTGAATTTACTGAAAGTATAAAAGAAGTGTTTATTCAATATAGGGGTACTTCTTCGTTCACCCCAGTCGCAAGGCACACAGTGAAGCCTATAATAAAAACATCAAGAAACGAATTGAGAATACAGGTATTAATTGAGGTAAGGTGAAAGAATGGCACAAAATCCACTATCGGGACATACATCTGCTGGTATAACAGATGCACAAGACGGACTAAGAGACGGAGACCACATATTGTCTCCATCATTAACTAATCTCTATGAGGGTGTTCATGGTAACGGTATTTTATTATCTAATGATACATCTTATGGTAACGCTGATAGAAATAATCCTAATAATCTAGGAGGGGCTGTGAGGAAATCATCAAGCGTTGATAATCAAGTTATTGTGAAACCTTTTGAAGCCATATTGGATGGTGTGTTATACGATTTTGGTGGCGGTAGTGAAACAACACTCACATTTGCCACAGGTGATAGTAACATATTAGATAATACTAATGTTACCGCTTTATCCGCTAGTGGTAAGGAAACTCTTTTTATTATATTAGCGACCTCCGAAGGGCTAAAATATACACAAACTGCTGTCATAGACACCGCTACTGGTGCTTACCCATCTGTTACAGGGGACAGTGCTGAATATTTAAAAATGGACACAGTGTCTAGCGCTTCTAATAAACAAACATTGGTTTTAGCAACAGTAAGAGCAGTTAGGACAGATGCAAGCACCACTGGTACTTTGAACATCTCGTCCATAACTGAAGTAAATGATAAACGTGTATTTGTCAGACCATCTCCTGTTTATTTTACACCTGTGCAAAGCGGTGGCGCTGGCTCAGAAGTCGGTATAACAGACCACACGACTTTATTACAAATACATGGCTCAGGTGAACACGGCTCGACTACTACTGAAAGTGGTGTTCTTTGGCAATCTTACAACGCTGATGGAGACGCACATTTGTACTTTAGTGCTAAAGATAGTCAATCAACTAGACACACACATTTAATCGGACCCACGGGTATTAAAACAACTACAGCAGATGCTGATATGACATTTACTTTTGATGAGGCACAGGTGTTTGTGCTTACTCCATCTACAACCATAGACTTAGACCCTAGTGGTAATTTCCCACCCGGTCATTCTGTATTTGTAAGCAACGTGAGTGCTAGTAACAGTATAGAATTCGATGATGTAGGAGCAACCGCTACTATATCTTTTACAGGCGCATGTACGGTAGACGAAACTATTGTTATAATTGACACCGCTGGAACTTCTCGAACATATACTGCTAAAAGTAGTACAACAGCAGCAAGTCTTCAATTTATCAATACAGACGCTGCCGCTGCTGCTACTGCTCTAAAAACTTGTATAGAGCACGCTAATGGTCACAATGGTACAATTACTGTCACCGACAATGGTTCAGGTACTCTCACTTTGACACAAGCCACTGGTGGCACTGCTGGTAATACAATAATAACGTCAGGTTTGACTAATGTTACTGTGACTAACTTTACAGGGGCTGGTGTAAAAGATACTGTTTCCCCACTAGAATCTTGTATGTTTGTTTACGGAGAGTCAGGCGCACAAGCAGTTCTAACTGTTACAGATGGTGACGCAGATGTTACAACCGATGAAGCGGATGAAATTACTCTCATATCTACGGACGGAACTAGTAAAACTTACTTCATTACAGATACTAATGCGGGTGGTGTAGCAACAGGCACTGTGTTGGTTTCGGGTTCAGACATAGGTTCTACTACCGCTGGTGGTAACGCAGGTAAAATAGCGGTAGGTATTGCTACCACTGGTGGTAGTAAATCTACTCAAAACGCTTTATTGGTGCAATTAAAAGCAGCGATTGAACATGCTAATGGTCATAATGGTAAAATTACTGTTAGCGCCGTGCCTACAGAGGCGAATGGAAATCAATCTATTACGCTAACACAGGCAACAGGTGGTACTGCTGGTAATAGAACAATAACAGAAACCATAGATGATATTACTAAAACAGATTTCACTGGCTCAGGTTGGCAGAGAGTAATGGTTAGTAGTTCCACACCTACACCTGTATCATCGGGTGCTAGTGGTGATGTTCAGCGTTCTGATGGTAGCGGTGGATTTACAGGTGATAGTAATTTAAATTTCAATGGAAGCACATTAGCAGTCACAGGTGCATTAACAACTACAACTACTGCGACTGTTGGAACTGATTTAACAGTCACCGGTGGAGATATAGGTTTTGGGAATGGACAAGATGCTACAGTAAGTGTAGCGGCTACAACTTCTACTACAGCGGGTAGAGATTTGACTATTTCTGCGGGTTCTACATCCACTAACGGTAATAACATAAATGGTGGAGATTTAGTTTTAAAATCAGGTGGTGGAGATGGCACTGGAACATCTGCAATGACATTCCATACTAAAGTAAGCGGGACAGATACAGCCGCAGAAAGAATGAGGATTCACACAGATGGTAATGTTGGTATTGGGACTAATGCCCCAACTACATTGTTAGAGGTTAAGGGAGATACAACCTTAGCGAGAAGTGCTGATAATAGTGAAACTAGAACATTAGTTTTGGAGGGTGCGAGATTCGCAACAGGGTCCGCTTTCGCACAAATAGATTTAAAGAATTATGACTCTAATGGGCCAACTTCTTATGTTGGCGCTAGGATTGCCTCATTTAATGAAGCAACAGGAGTTGATGATGGGAACCTAGTAATCTCAACTTCTAACGCTGGAAGTTTAGCAGAAAGAATGAGAATAAAAGATTCAGGAGAAGTAGTAATAGGAACAGACTTACAACTTTCAACATCTTCTGATGATGTTATAATTCAAAATGTAACTTCAGATAAAGATATTATTTTACAAGTAAATGATGGTGGTTCTTCGGGAACAGAAGTAATGAGGATTGATGGTTCAGAATCGAGAGTTGGTATTGGCGCAACTGCTCCTTCGGCTAAATTAGAAGTAAGCGGAGATACTACAATTTCAAGAACTTCTAATAGTGGTGAAACAAGAACGGTTATAATTGAAGGTGCAAGAAACGCCACAGGCACAGACTATGCAAGAATAGATTTAAAAAATTATGATTCCCATGGACCGACTTCTTATGTTGGTGCGAGAATTTCTGCTTTAAATGAAGCAACAGGAGTTGATGATGGTACTCTAACCTTTTCAACTAACAACGCAAATGCGGGAATAACAGAAAGAATGAGAATTACTGATGAAGGTAGCGTTGGTATTGGAATTACAACTCCTTCTGCACCATTACATGTTCTTGACAGTGGAACTGGTGATACTTTAATTTTAGAATCAACTGCGGCTAATGCGGCTACTCATGCTCCTAATTTAGTTTTATACAGAAATGGTAGCGATACCCCACTAACTAATGAGTTAGTAGGTGAGATTAAATTTAGAGGAGAAAACGATAACAATCAGGATGTTGAATACGGAACAATACAAGTTGGGATGGATGATGTTGCGGATGGTTCAGAAGACGGTAATATGACTTTTAATTTAATGGAGGCTGGAACTCTTACTGAGTTTATGAGATTAAGAGCCGCTACAAGAGATGTAGTAATTAATGACCAACATGACGATATAGATTTTAGAGTAGAAGGAGATACTGATGCTAATCTTTTCTTTTGTGATGCTTCTGCTGATAAAGTAGGAATAAGCACAAGTGGGCCAAAAAATATGTTACAAGTTAATGTTACTGGTGCTGATGGTTTTGATGGCATTCAAATTGTTAGAGATGATTCTTCTGATACTGAGACTGATGAAATATTAGGAGGGATAGGATTTGATTCTAATGACGGTAATGTTCCTAGTTCAATTACAGAGGCTTCCGCTTTTATCGCTAGTTATGCTACAGAGAATCATTCAGCAGCCGCTAAAGGTGGAAGATTAAAGTTAGGGATAACGGAAGCGGGAACTGCTGATGACCAAACTTCGACAGTTATGGCTAATATAGGCCCACCAATTACCACCGCTAATACTACTTCTACAGGAAGTGGATTAAATTCAAGAGCAACAACTGCCGTTATTGGTGCGGCTACTTATGCCCCAACTGTAGAGGACTCAGGAACTTTAGTAATTTTTAATAATTCTGCTTCTAATTTAACTTTACCTTCTATAAATAACACTACTAGTGTGGGTGTTCAATTCACAGTGTTTAATCAAACAGGTTCAACAATTAGCGCACAAATAGCAGTTTCTAATTCTGCTACAATTAATGGTGCGGCGGCTACGGATGCTGATGATATAGAATCCTTTAAGGCGGCCACATTTGTTTGTAGTGGTAATAATACTTGGATAAGAATAGGGTGATTACTTGGGTTTACACTGGCAGTTTGGAGTTGTGCAAAACGCTGTTGCTTCTGTAGCCGCACCACAAAATGTTAGGGTTGCTGATGATGATGGGACTGAAAATTTTATAACTATAAGTGCAGATGCGACTGTTGGATATGGTGGTGGATTTATTAGTTCGGGAACTGATTTTGATTATCAACATAATACTGATTTATTTGTATCAAGTGGTTCTGCAACGGTGCTTACACTAAAAGCGTATGGTGGAACTCAAAGTGGTGGTGGTGCAATTACTACACATAGTTGGACTTTATCTGAAGATTCAGATAGTGCGGGCATTGGTGCTGTAGGTAATACAACATCTAGTTCTCAAAATTATACTAATGGGACTATAACAATATCATCTAGTATGAATAGAAATTTATATCGTGCAAATTTAGCATATGAGGGTTCTAATAGCGGTGGTTCAGACACGGCTAATTTTACTATTATCGTTAAAGGTACATGAGGTAAACATGTCAGAAAGATTATCTCTTACCGTTTTAGAAACATGTGGTTTATTTTTGATAGGAATATCTATGATTTCTAGTTTTTTTCTATTCATGTATGTTGTAATTGAAAAACTGAAAAAGTAAAAGTGCAATTTTACCCAAACATACCCCTTCTACCCCTACCTTTGCGTTGGCGGTTTTTTCTTAAAAGCAGAGTCAATCCAAATATATCCACATTCTTTACAAACCCATAGATTTACTCTTTCTTTTTTACCGTCCAAAAACCTACCACGTATTCTTCTAGGTATGTGTTCATGTAAACACTGTCTACAAGTTACTTTCAATCTATCTAGTAATCTACCCATTACTCCACCGGCCTACGACCAATGACATCATCAATACGTAGGATAGCAGATGTGACTTCTGTTGCGCCTTGAATGGCATGTTTGATTAAACTCATAGGTTCATAGACATTCAACTCTTCCATTGATACAATACCACCTGCGCTGACATTTGGTCCATAACAATTATCTTCTTTGTTCGCATGTCTCATAGCCAATACTGTATCCAAAGCATCATGCCCTGCGTTTTCTGCTATAGTGGCGGGTATAGCCTCTAGTGATTCAGCGAATGCTTCTATAGCCATTTGTGCTCTACCACCTATAGATGATGCTTGATTTCTCAACTCACCTGCTAATAGTAGATATGTAACTCCACCTCCATAGCATATATTATCTCCATTTTGAACAAGAGAAACCACACCTAATGCGTCATCAAATCCACGTTGTACTTCATCGAGTGTTGATTGTGTAGCACCGAATAAAATTAGTGTTGCTTCTTCTTTAGTACAAGTTACAAATATGTAAGGAACATCGTTGAATCTTTTTCTTTGTACAAAAGCGGACACACAGTCCATATTATCTTCGGGTACACTATAGATTTCTGATGACAACTCTTTACTCAAAGCCCTCATAATACTCTCTTGAACTCTACGAATTACCAATATACCATTCTTACGTAAATAAGAAACTACGGTATCGTGTGCTCCATCACGCACAATAACCAAGTTAGCACCTGATTTTACAATCATTTTTGCTCTGTCTAACAGATGTTCTCTATCTGCATTTTTAAGAGTTTTATATGAAGCAGCATCAACTTGCACTTGCATGTTGGTGTTTTCTTTTTGCTCTTCTAAACCACCATTAAGTAACAATATAGTGCTACCACCTAGTGATTCTATATCATCTGCTTCTACAAAATCTCTGTTGACTACTACACCGTTGAACAGATAAGAGTCGCTTAGTGCGCCTCCGGGTGCCGCTATGACTCTAACATCTCTTACGTTACCCACCTGTTGTATAGTATCTACACATAGTTGTGCTACTTGTTCTTCTGAACTTTCTAGTGTTTTACCTGTAATAGCGGTTCTTGCTATTGCTGATAACTTTTCTTCATCACATTTTATACCATACTTTTCTTCTAAAATTTTAACAGCCAATTCAGCAGCGTGAGTGTAACCCTTGTTTATTACATTAGGATGTAACCCTTTACTGAATAGATTCTCAGCATTAGATAGTAATTGACCCGCTAATACTACTGTGCTAGTAGTACCATCGTGACAATTCATCTCTTGCATCTTAGAAACTTCTACTATCATTTTAGCCGCAGGATGTGCGCTATCTAGTTCTCTAAGAATAGTAGCACCATCGTTGGTAACTATTACATTACCACCACCGTCTACCATCATTTTGTCCATTCCCATAGGCCCTAGTGTTGTCTTTACAGTATCGACTATGCGCCTAATCGCTTCTATATTCATTCTTTGTGCGTTGTGTATCTTTTCTTCCATTTTACCATTCCACCGTTATTTCTATTATTTCTCCCGTATCCATTTTACGTGATTTAACTATCCCATTTTCTTTTCCATACATATACAAATCATATGTTAATTTTGAATCTTTCAAGCAGTAATCTGCTACTTCATTATATCTACCTTCTCTCCACGCTTTAGGTGCATCACTACTAGTCATCGACTTACCTACATCTAAAGTTGTACGACATAAATACTCTAAACTTGTCGCCACGTCTCCAAAAGATAATGCTGCTTTATTAACTAGCAACTTAGTATCGATTATATTTTCAGACTTACTCATCAGGTCTCCTGCCGCTTTACAATCTAATGCTGCGTTTAAGACGGGTAAATCAAAACTACGAATGTTATGCCCTAGTATGACACCACCTGACTCTAAGTGTTTCTCTAAGTGTTCACCTAAATCTCTTGGATGTAAAGGATGGACTGTTGCGCCATCCATATCTATGTCTTCCTTAGAGAACACATGTGCATCTGTACCATCCCATGTAGCAACTACTGTGGGTTCAAAGAGGCTGTGTTTATCCCAACCTCCTATCTCCCAAGAGTAGTTACCTGTTTCTATATCTAATGCCATTATATCTGTCATTTATTCTTCCTCCGTTATATTCCATATGTAAGGTATAAACTTACAAAAAAATCCCTTTTGTGTTATATGCTCTTTGATACTTTGAGGTGGGTATGTATCCGTCCATATTTTATTGTTGTCTAAAATCGTTACATCACTCATTATACGTCCTCCTTTAATCTCAGATAAACTACTGTTCCATCTTTCGCTGTATCAAATAGGTGAGCGGCCCATTTATTAAATCTGTTGAAGGCAGTAGGACGAGTTACATGTTGGACCTTCATATAATGTTTAATCATAGATGATTTTTTACACCAACCTTCTCCTCTTTTATCAAGTTCAACTGGTGATACTGAGTTATATGATTCCATCCATAACTTCTTGTTATTTGCTTTTTCAGCAGTTTTAGCACCAACTTCTACTTCTCCTTCTAACCATAAAATTAGATTCTTAAATAAATCGTATATTATATCTTTAGCCATATCTAAGTGTTCACCTGTTACAGTCCAAGTCTCATCCATCATAGCCAAGTGTGTTGCTAATATAACTGAATAATTCTCCATGGCTGGTAAGAATGATGATACGACATTAGCGATAGCGAAGTTTAATTCATCTAGTAATGAATAGAAATCCTCTACCACATCATACACTGCTGCCCTAAATGAATCATCTACTGTGAACATTTCATGCATGACAGATTGAACAACATCTTCCTGCTTTTCACGAGGCATTTGGTCCCATTCAATAAATGATGTCTCACTTAAATCAAGAATACGATTGCGTAAACGCTTTTCTAAATCTATGAAATATCCTGTGATTTGTTCGTATGAAATTTTGTTACCATCATCTTTAGTAAATGCTTTTTCCATACGTCTCATACTCACGTTCATACGTCTATCCATATCCCAATCAGACCAATATAGTAAAACACGTTGGAAAATACCCTTTGTTAATACGTATTCTTTAACACCTGCTGGTGGATATGTTGTAATCCACAAAGACACAAGTGACTCGGTTTCTATCCTTCTACCACTTAGATGCTTTACTAAGATGTTACTGTTACTACCAATGGGGTTACACGCTGATTGTAAATACAATACAGTTTCTTGACTGTGTTTACCGGGGTTTAGAATAATTGAGCCTTCATCAAAGTTCAATGCTTTATGCCCACCCAACATACCTTTTGTTTCAACAGATACCTGCTCTTTCTTTCCTTGGTCATTAACTTGTACTTCAGTAGTGACACCACCTACAAGTCCTGCATCAGAACCTGTAGTATACATATCATACTTCATACCACAATCTTTCAATACATCTCCAACAAATTCCCATGCTATCGACTTACCTGTCCTAGATGGTTGAATCCAAAACACATGTACTCTAGGGTCAAGATGACTTGCATCCCAAGGTATCCTAACATAAGGTGCCGCTATTTGTCCTTGTATGAAAAAGAAAGATAACAACGCTGGTATATCATTATCTATGCTCACTTTCCCAAATCTCTCTACATATCCTTTCAGAAAAGGATACTTCATTACCGCTGAATAATCTTCTGCTACTCTCATAATTTGACCCCAGTAGTGGTCAATATATAAACATATAGTTAAAACACTACAATTAACAAACTTAACAAACCATTATATGAATTGATGCTGCTTTATATACTACCTTTTTACTTGTCTTTGAATATGAACTGATTCCTCTTTAGTTAGAACCTCTATGATTAATTGTCTTCTTTTGTCTCCCAACCCTTTGACTTTCTTTAATGACTCAGGATACATCATCTCTTCTAAACTACCACATGTTTCTAATAATCTCTCTGCTAATTCACGCCCTATCCCCGGTATTGATAATAATACATCTAATCTTACATCGTTGGTGGATACTCTTCTAATAGCCAAAGCGCCATGTCTTGACGCTGGTTTGTGTAATTTATCATGTAGTTTGACTATGAATGTTGCCGCCTCGCTAAGTTGTGAGGTATAGAACACTTGACATTCAAAGTCGGACATGATTCTTGCTAATATACCTAAGAAGTTACTATGTATTTTAGATACAGGTAATGTCTTACCTGTTCTTTGTTTTATTAATTTAATATGTTGTGCTACTGAACCATGCACAACAACAAAAAATCTTTGATAGTTCGCATCTAAGTTTTCTAGTTGTCTCCATAGATGTCCACTGTACGCTGATTGTATGAGGTCTGTTACTGATTTCGCTTCGACACAAGCAGCACCTAGTAGATAATCACCAACAACTAAAGGTTGATGATTAACGTTCAACCCCACTTTAGATGCTTTCTTTTTTACAGATTCATACAAAGAGCCTCTTTCGTTGCTATCTATGATAAGGTCGGGTTTTCTCATACTAAACTCCTACCTTCATCTGTTAATTTCCATGTAGCAATTTCGTGTCTATTACCATCTCTACCCCCAGTTAACATTTCGAATTCATTATAAAATCTCAAAACATTACTAAGTTGTGTGATAGGTGGTTGTAATGAATATCTCTTACCTGTCACTGTGAGTTGTTCAATAAGTTTATCTCTAATTTCTCTAGTTGATAATATTTCTAAATTATTTTCAATGAAAACTCTTGCTATCCTTTTTCTTAATGTTAAATTCTTTTTTATGTTCATTTTAATCAACCTTTATACTATTATCGAAATACTGACATCTTCCTATACAAAGACCATCGTATTCTAACGTGGCGCAGGTAGCCGCTGTGTATCCATTATTTTTAGAACCACCGAAGACTATGTTCTCTACTTGTGTTCTAGTGACATGTTCTTTGTAATCTACCCAACCTTGTTGTTCAATAATATCTATTATACGTTCTACATGTTTTTCTTTATCTTCATTAGACACCGCTTCAGGAGGGAAGAACCATCTAAATCTAGCCGCTAAGTAAGATGCTAGATGAAATCTTGCTTTATGAGTTGGGTTACCTTCACCTAGAGCCGCTTGTGCTAAACATGGTAAAACGATGATGTCGTCTAATGTTATGTCGGGTAAAGATTCTACTTTCGCTATCTTGCGGTCAAATGGATTTTTTCTATCGGGGACTGTGATTTTAATATCTTTACCTTTGTGTTCAATATATCCTGTCCTCGGTTTTTGTGCTAATTCCATAAAACCATCGTGTGTTAAATTTAATATTTCATTTGATGTTAAGGGTATACTCCAACAACCACGTTTACTATTGTATGAGTTGGGTATACGTATCATACCTGATGTATCGAAAGCAACAGTCGGGTCGTTACATGATAAATCTAATTCTTTATGTAATTTAGATAATAATTTTCTCCCACCCTCTTTAATACGTGCTATGCTAAAACCATCACTAGGAGTATGTGTTTTACTCAGTGGCATCCAAAAATGAAAACCTCCACCACTAAACCATATGAAGTGTCTCACTTCTTTGTCTAAAAAATACTTATGTAATCTTTTAACTTGTTCGTGCATAAAATCAAAATCAACATCAATACCCTTTCTTTTAAAATCTTTACAATCAAAATCCATGACAAAATGACGAATGATAGGTGTATCATAGTCTACTCTATGATTTCTTGGTGGTTTTGTGGCACGATATCCATATGCTGTAAAGTATACATTACCACAACCATTTTTACCTTTCCAATATCTTTCTAGTTCACCCCAATTTTTAACACAATACCTCCCACCTTGTTGACCATTGGAGCCTATTTCTAAAACCTCTCTAGGAAAATCTAATTGTATAAACCCCATTATTTCCACTCCACATAGTCATTTAATTTTTTAACTACTTCTTTAAGAGTCTGCTCTACCCTTTGTAGTTTTAACATTCTAGGGTGCATTACAATTTGTACAAACGGTAATCCCGAAGAACGCTCCCCCACTAGATTATCAAATTCACCATGTGTTCTCTCTCTAAAAGGAGTATACATTATGTCTTTTTCAATTAATGCTGTGTCTATCTCCACTCTTAAATCAGGGTGGATTAATTTAATAGCAGCGTTGAATAACACTCTAACTGTGTGTAAACCACTAGGTGTCATTTTCTCCCCCCTTAAAAATTGTGTAATCAGGAGCGTAACACTCTCCTGTCCAAGCGGGACACATATCTACAAAGTCACAATAAGGTAAACAAATTTTTTCATGATTACAAAAATCACTACAAGATTTATTGTGTTTGGTATCCCACTCATTTTTTAAATGAGCGTCTACTAATTTGACTAAGTTCTTTTCAACTCTTTTGGGCGCTAGTGTTGGTCCTCTACCATGAACGCTTTCGTAGAAAAATTTAGGCCCGTCTCCACCGTTAATACCTCCTCCGGGGTAAGCCCATCCCCAAGCCACAACAGGTGTGTATTCTAAGTACGAACTATGTTCTAACATCATTCTATAGAATTGCATTTCATCTCTCATGGCTTTTGGTTTATATTTAGTATACTTACCCGACTTTAATTCCATTAGTACAACTCCTTTACCATCGTCATCTCTAAACATTCTATCTATGAAACCTTTCATGTGTATTGGAACAACTGTGCCATCGCTTGCTGTGACAGTTCTAGTGGCATGAATTTCTGCTTCATTACCAATCGGATACCAATCTTCTATAACACTCTCATCTATGTTTAATAATCTTTCAAACATCCAGTCTGTATACTTCAATATCTGTGCTTTCTCCCCGTAAACATAAGGTTCGGGTGGTTCAGGTATGGCTTTTCTCAACTGCATTCTAGCAGACTCTTTGTCACCTTTTTCTAATAATTTTAAAGCACCATCCATATAATCTCTACTTTCCTTCCAGTACCATTCTATAGCATCATGGATATTACTACCCCGTATATGATAGTCCTTTTGTTCACCACGTATACCTAAAACGTTTTGATAATAATATTGTAATGGGCAGAATTCAAAAGTACCTAAAGATGATTTAGTTACACGTAATATTTTATCTTCCATAGTGGGCTGCCAATTGTAACAACTCTTCTCGTAAGACTCCTTCATTTCTTCGTTTGGATATACGCTTTCTCTCTCATCGTTAGGATTGAATCTCACTCAAGATACCCCCTAATCAAATCAATGATGAGTCGGATAATCACTTTCCTCCCTCCATCTCAATCAACTTCTGTAGGTACACTGCTAAGTCCATCGCCTCTTCTTGTGCATGTATGAGCCACGCTAGACGTGAAAGTTCTTCTTCTTCCATAGTAACTCCATACTTCTGTTTACCTACGTCAGAGCGTGCTTTAATCTTTTTACATACTTCATCTTCTATTCTACTCATGGTTTCACCTTAATCCCTGTGTACATGAAAAGTAATTCGTCTAAACAGGGTGTACAAATCTCAGCACCATAGTAGCATAAGTTTTCTTCACACTCTTTACAGATAACGGTGTTTAAATTTTTACCCATTACTCTTCCTCTCCTTCTATAACTAACCCGTAGTCTTTCAATGTTTTTTGTTTGCTCTTCCCCTTTGGTTCTGTAAATTCAAAACCAAATTCGTCTAATGTTGTTTGTCTTGTTTTCTTCTTTTTCTTTGTCATTTTATTTCCTCCTCGAAATATGATTTAGGTACTATTGCACCTGCGGCAGGATTCACGTCCCAACCTACGCTCTCATAAATACGCATTAATTTTTTCTTGACTAAGGTGTCTGTTATCTTACCCCAGTCTATAACGAAGTCGTCTAGTTCTTCCTTTTCTCTAAACGCCACGAATCTAATTTTCTCTTGTTTATCTCCTATCTTCACATAGTCTACTTTGTCCGTCTTAACTCCTTTCACATAGACCCAAGAGACACTATCTCCTTGCTTCCACATATCACTCTCATGTTTAGCAATTTGTTGATTATAATATAAAGCCGCTTTTACACCTGCGGTAGGTGATGTGTAATCCTTGAAAGGCATGGATATGCGTGTAGAGCATACTACATCGTTAATGTCTGCCAATCCATCTCTAACAGGAGTAGACATTTTACGTAACTCAGTGGTGACTTCTTCTTCATTTTTACCAGTGCCCACTAACTGCATAGCGGTACTCTGTAATCTTTTAGTGATTTTAGCAGAGGTGGATGCTTTCATTTCGTACCCCGCTACTTTCAAAGTACCAGCATCTGATTCAGGCCACACCTTAATCCCGAAGTATCTATTCTTAATAGGAGCAGTAGTCCAATAATCAAAGTAAGCCTCTAGTTCTACGTCCATAGCCGATAATTTTAGTTTATCACGAGCAGTCTTAGTAAGATGCTCTGCTAATGCATGGGCCTCATCAAATGGCACTTTAATGAACGCTGAATCTGTGTGACCGTAGAGTGACTGATATCCTTGCAATTCACTCTCAGTCAGTAAATGTCTAATCGCCTCTCTACCACGATAAGTGATAGCGGATGCTATGTCTAAATCTATCCACATTCCCACTAAAGATTTCATTCCCGTCATACCATAAATTGCGTTTACAGCCACTTTAGTTGCTGATTGTAACATATCATAACTTAGTTTTTCATCTGCACTCTTGGCCTCTTTCATTTTTAGTTTATACTCTTTACGTAATGATAGCATTTCTTCTACAATTTTAGGTAGAAGTCCTTTTTCTTTTTGACACCAATGTGTGCCATTACCGAGTGTTTTAATCCCTTCTCCTCCACTATCTCTTTTAGTGGTATGACATAGATTATCACTGAGTATGATGTTGGGATATAGAGATGCATAATCCACTACCGCTACACCCTCGTGTCTACCACCAATGGGGTCGGGGATATGAGCGGCAGTAAGCGCTTCTCTTTTTACGTTCTTAGCGCTCAATGCTTTCATCTCTGTTCTTCTACCTACCAGTCCACGAAAGTATCTAGTAACCTTATGTGTGCTACCAAACGATACACCACAGAGTTGCTGCATAGCAATGAAGAAAGATGTTGCATTTAATTTCTCATCTATATCTCTTAACAGAGTAGTGTCACGTAAACAATAATCTACGAATGAATCATAATAATCTCTCCAACCATTGTATACAGTCATTCCCTCTATCTCCTCTGTTAATTTACTACCTAGTCCTAATTGTTCAGCAATAGTGTTTAGTTTACGATTAGGTAGTTGACCACGTCCTGACATCTGCCAAATAGTTTCGAAACCACTACCATGTTTATGTTGTGCTGATGAATCCCAACACAACCTACCTTTAATCGGTTGAGCAGTGTCTTTGTAGCCTCTTTTATTTTTGAACGGTTTAGTAACTTGATTAATGGGTGACAACCTATTAGGGTCGGATAAACGCTCTATGAGATGTGGTAAATCAGCCCACATGATAGCATGAGCCACCAATATGTCAGGATTACACACATCCAAGTGTTGAATAAAAGCCTCGTGCATAGCCTCCTCACTACAAAATTCATGTAGCATATAACCACCCTCTCTGTCCACCCATTTTGAACTCATTAGGTCTTTACCCTCTTTCCAAGCAAATACCACGTTGTGCTCGTTATGTGTATCAGAGACAGCCATCACAGTAGTAAAACCATCTTCTACATCCCATTCTAAATCGAAATACCATATACGAGGATGGAAGTCAGGAACTTTGTCAGGATATTGAGAAAGTAAATATTGGTCTACATAAACTAAATCTGCCTCATAAGTTTTTATTTCGTCTTTGATATCCCATAAGTCTGTAGGATTACTAACTTCTAGTTTTACTAACTTCTCTTTATCCAATCCTATAGATGTCTCGTCCCAACGTATTTTAGCACTAGGAAAACGATTACTTAGTCTTTGTATTTTCCATGATGATGTGTTTTCAGGAATCCAACAGAAAGGTCTCATGTACCCATCGTCAGATTCTGATATGATACGCTCATGTAATACTCCATCTTTGTCACGAGTTCTCTCGTACAACTTAGGAATGGTAAAATCATCATCATCATAAAACCAATCTATAATCATTCAATCACGCTCTTTGGTCTATAACGATTAACATATTTTGATGTTGCTTTATAACCAGTACTGTAGAATCCCCGAAATGTATTGTTGCATCTCCATCATCCAGTATACCCATAGTTTCCATCAACCAAGGTCCGAATGTGGATTCTATCAAAACATTAGGCCCATCTGCATCTTTCAATTCTGTGCTAGTGAATAACTTCACTCCATGTTTCTTACCAGTCGTGATGCTAAACTCATTCTCACCCGCATGTGCTACAATTTTAAACACAGGGTTTGAATCTAATACTGTACGCATTTTACTCACTATATCTAAATCTGTGAGATTAATAGTGCCTGTTACAGATAGTTCAGATTTGTGAAACATAGTCCACTTAGACTCTTCTGCTTTTTCTATCAACCTAGATATCATAGGCACTTTGGAGTAACTCACTATCGTATTACTAGAAGGTATCTGCAACTTTGATGCATCAGCGCTCACGTAGAGTGTTTTACCTGATGCTGTTTGTTTTAATTTAATAGTATCACTATTAGTTGCCTTAATAAATCGTATGACTTTGGGTAAGTCACTTATTTCTATGACACCCGCTTTAGTCACTTTACCGTTGATAGACAATACCTTACGTACATAATGTGATATGAATGCAATCTCAACTGTAATAGTGTTGTTTAAATTTGCTTCTAGTTTCACATCCTCTATATCCTTACCAAAAGATGTAAGGAAATCAACTAATTGTATTTTATTTATATTAATTTCAGCCATGTTATCACCTATCCTGAGAGAAAAGGAAGCGGGTTCGTGTAAAAAAAACCACTATACCTATACTCTGTAGAGTTAAACCAAAACATTTTCCCGCTATTACTTGGTCAACCTTTTCTCCGTGAGGGGTGGAGTATTACAATGTCCCATCATACAACTCAGGTAATCCAAACCACTGAGGGTCTTTACCTGTTTCAGTTACGAGAATTGTTCTCTTCTGCCCTTGTAATTTAGCATTAGTTTTACTTTTCTCAAACGTCACGTTGTACTCTGAACGTATCACATCTCCTGTTTCATCATCATATATATCTTTACGATTACACATCAATATTTGATACATAAAATTGTTAGAGGCTTTTTCCCAATCAGGTCTCCATTTAGCATTTGCTTCCTCACTACTACCCCACGAATAGTTCGTGAGTCTTAAGTGGGTTTCCCAAAATACTCTAACACCTGCTTTGATAAGTGCCCTACACAATCCTGTAAGATTATGGAACCTAGTTTTTCTAATAGCCCAATCCCATTGATGACCTACTTTTTTATTCCAATCAGCCGCTTCAATACCATCCTTAGCAATATTGAGGTCTACTATGCGCATACAATTAACACATACATTATCCCATAAATCAACACCTGTTACATGTAAACCCCATAATCTAGGGCCTTCATAGCCGGGTGTACGTTGTTTTTGTGCCACATCAACTGCAAATTGTAATAACCTCATTACACGCTTATGTGTAGCGGGATAATCAATCGCTGACGGTTCACCTTTCAATGTCACTGATGGTTCCCAAATTTTGATTCTTGGATTGTTTTTATGGAATGCGGACTTATTAGCCGCACCGCCACCTTCAAAATCTATAATCCAAAGTTCTTCATTAAGTTCTTCCGCTTTCTTATCATTCACAAAAGCGTCCGTAACAATGGCGGTTTTACCTGTGTTTTCATGTCCCGCTATACCCACGAACAAGTGTGTTAATGGTGTGTTATCGAGTACATGATATTCATTTCTTAAGTCAGAGAAAGGGTCTCCTGATTTTTCAACAGTACCTACCTCTATAGGTATACCATCATCTTTTTCTAAATCATCAATGATTTGTTTTGTCTTACCAAATCCAGCCATTTATATCACCTTATTCAAATTGAGACTTACTTGTGTCTCCACCATCTTCTCTTTTCCTGATTCTTCTTGGGTGAGCATAAACACCTAACACTTTCAAACTAGGAATATCTCTACCATCTTGTCTCTTAACAGCCACACGTCCACAAACTAAAACAGTGGAGCGTTCTGCATAAGGTATGATTTCTTCGCCCTGTCTAGCAACAAAAGGACTTGTTAAATCATTACAAGCACCGCTAATCCAACACATAACTTCACTACTATTTCCTTGACCGTAAGAACTGTGTAGTCCTGTGGATGTCAAACTCAAAGAGTAACTTTTACCTCTTTCATCATATTCACTATCTCTACCTTCTGTGCTCATACGGTTTACTGTACCTTTAGTGAATACTATTGGTCCTGATTTACCTTGTTCACCGTTGATAGTGAAACTTCTACTACCTGTTTCGTAAGCCTCTACTAAATCTTCCAATGGTGTGTATATACCATGTAGTTCTTTATCTAACCATAGTTTGTATGGATTTAATAAATGAGTCATTTCTGCTTTTACAAATCCATCATTGTAGACTATGTTATCACGAGTTCCCATAGATACATTTAGAACATCTTTCCAACCTTCTGCTGCATTTTCATTAGGTGGTCTAGCCATGATTGTACATGGTTCACCAATAATCACTTCTGCATCTCTGTCTTCACCTTGCATGTCTAATCTCCACATTTGAATAGCGTTGTCATTAGTAAATTGTTCTTCAGGAGCACCCAAGAAATAGTAGTAACGACCCAACATAGACATGGCTTTAGGTTTACCATTTTGTGCTAGTAAACATATTCTTTCACCATCTGCTATGAATGTGTGTTCAGGTACTTCATCTGTAGACAAGCCCACATCTTCTTTTCCGTTTTTAGTGACAAGAATCCATTTTCCTCCTGATTTTTCATAGTGTCCTACAAACCCACTATCTACTGCATTACTAGCATCAAGAGTAAAATCTCTTTTCGCTCTTCTCACTAAGTTTACACGTCTATCTTGGGTTCTTTCAGCGACTCCTACAAAACATCCAACATAAGGTATCATACCTGACATACTTGAACCACTGGATGTTCTAAACTCAACAACCATTTGTTCTGTCCAATCCTCTAGTAGGTCTTCTTCTTCATCTTTCCAATTATAACAACCATGATGTTCTATGTACTTTAGAAACTCTGCGTAAACAGTATTCATATCTCTTTTCATACGTTCAGCATACTTTTCTAGTCGTTCAAGAACACCGCTTGGTAGTTCTTTCCATTCTTCTTTATCATTATCTTTTTCTTCAATCATTTTTTTCTACCTCCTTTTTTAGTCTCGCTACAAAGCAATCTATAAAGGAATATGAACCGATAGGCCATTCATACATGTTAGGTATCATTTCACCTAGTACACTCATGATTGTCCATGTTGTATCTGTATCCATCTCAAAGAACTCGGTTAGGTTCTCGTGAAATGTTTTCATGACAAAGGTAAGACTCATACCTCTATCAAGCATCGAATAAAATTGTTTACGCATGTCTCCATACTCACCACTGATGGCCGCAAGAGCGGTCTTACTACCATTACCTTCGTCACTTAGTTTAGAAAGTAATTCTTCGGGTTCATCATGTAATTCAGCGATGGCTATTGCACTACGTAGGTCTCCACCTACATGTTGCATTAGTTTCATGTAAGAATCTCTCCGAGCGGTGTTATGTCCACGAGATTCATATAGTGGATGGAAAATATCCATGAGTCGATTAGCACCATCTTCATTTGAAATCTTAGTGAACTCATAACATACACACCTACTCTTGATAGCAGGGCGTATCTTACTCACATCATTAGCAGTGAGGATAAACAATGTAGTGTCAGCATTAGTTTCTATAATTTGTCTAGCCGCATCTTGAGCCGCAGGAGTAAGACCATCGGCCTCATCCATTATGATTACTCTACGGTCAGCACCAATGGCTCTAACTTTACTCCACTGTTTCAAGTCTTTACGTATGAAATCAATACCTCTATCGTCACTAGCATTCGTGACTATGTAATTGATAGGGTCGTAAAATTCACCAAGTAGTTCTCTTGCTATCACATGAGCACTTGTAGTCTTACCAGTTCCCGGGGGGCCATATAATAAAATAGCATCGGGATATTTACCATCTTCTCTCCAACCAATAGCATCTTTCTTAAATGCTGATTGTCCAGCAATATCCTCTATACAATGTACTTCTGCATTTAGTAGCAAATAACATCACTCTCCTCTGAGCAGCAGAAAAAGCCACATCTGTAGTCTACGTCAAATCCCCAATCAATATCATCAACTTTATTTTCAAGTTTTTCTCTGAATCTCATATGGTCTCTATATTCTATATCGTAACCCACTTCATTATGCTCTCCTAAATTTAAATCAACACTATCAACTAAGAGCCAACGAGCAGCACAACGCATAACATCTGTTTTGAAAATTGAAGTATCAAGAGTAACATTCGGTTTACCATTCTGTTTCTTTAAATAATCGTCTTCCTCACTTTGCACAGCAAATGCACCTTGAAGTAAACCAAGTGCTTCATGAAGATTTTCATGAACTTTAGGTGTAAGGGAAGCGGGCCATCCTTCAATCGGTAACCATTCACCACTTTCATCTTCGTTCTCATTAAATTGAGCCTCAAAGATGTCAAGTGCATGATTATTTAGATGCTTAATACCAGCCCTTATAGTTTTTAATTGTCTTTTACCAAATCTAACTTTCATTTTATCTCCCTCTTTTCTAAAATCTGTAATACTGTTTCTTTATATACTGAATCAGTTTTCATCGAATTCCACCATCATTTTTTCTTCATCATCAAATGCTAAAGCCCACTCTACAAACTCTTCATAGTTTTGTGGATGGGGATTATCAATTGTCCAGCAAAGCATATGAAATCCTATTTGGTCAACAAATGAATCTCTTATGTTATATTCATTATCCAGTTTCTTTACTAACTGTACTATTCTATTCAAATGGTCACCAGTGGTATATTCATCTTGATACCCCATAGCCGCAATAGATAGTACATAGTCTATCTTCGGGACCATAGGTAACCTTGGTTTCTTCTGTGACCAGTAGATTTTCCGTCTTACTTGAAACCCTGCTGTGTTGTCTGCTTTCTTCACTATGTAAACTTTGAATCGCATTGATGCTAAAATGTAGCCCAATCCGATAAAGAATCCATTGTCGTCTTCACTCTGTCTTATTATTCTCGTCATTTTCCATTCCTCTTTCTATTAATTCTGTGATTTGGATAACATCACTGATACCCAAATCGTTTCTTATATCCACAAATTCTTTCTCTATTATTTCGCCATCACTGTTAACTCTGATAGCGATTACCTCTACTACAATACAAGACTCATCATCTATCTCCATATTCAAATCCTCTTTAATTATAGTACACACAGGTAAGAAATCATCTACACCATCTAGTGCGGCAAGTTCCCACCCGTTATCTTTCAGTTTATTATTTAGACGTAGGAATATTCGATTACGGTGTGGATACATAACGTAACCTCCTATCCCATCAGGCTTGAATGTTTGATTAGGATTAACAAATCTTATACATTCTACATCGTCTTCTTTTAGACACTTTAGAGTACCATCCCATGCCCCATGTTGTGTCAAATCAAACTTGATTATATTCTGCTCTTTAGTCCTCTCTATAAACGATAAATGGGGACTATCATAGTTCACGTAGTCCACCACTACGTCACCTGCCATTTCTATGTAAGCATTATCATTAGTCACTCTCTTGATTCTATCTCCATTACGATTCCTTAAACTACCTTGACAGGAGTAAACCAATGCATTAGATGGTATCGGTATAGCAACTGTGTGCTCTTCAGGTGGATGTAATTTGTTCCAAGGCTTCCATCTCATAGGGGCTGGAAACATATTAGGGAATTGATACCAGTGCTCTAATGCTTTGACTCCCTCGGGGTCATCATACATTTTGATTAGAGTATCTCTAGTCATGTTACTCTTTACTACATATGGTGGTAACTTCTTGAGTCGTGCTATAGTTCCAAAGAACGTTCTCTTACTAATGACAGGTTTAGATTTAGTAACAAATCTCCAAACCAATCTAGCCTCAATCTCATTGAAACGATGCGCTGTTTCTAATAATGATGCTGCTTTATAAGGAAAGTCCAAAACGTCTTTTGCACTGTAACCTCTTGAACCTGATGCGCTACTCTCAGACGCAAGTGTCATCCATAGTGGAACTGATTCAGGAAGTAAATCTTTTACTACATCATAATAAATTCCTGATTGTTCTGCCAGTCTTGATATAACTGAACTGTGTGTAATCTGTGCTTCACTTGGATAGAACAACTCATAGCATAACAACGCATCATCTTTATTCTTTAGACGTGAGAGTTGTTCTGTTCTGTCTGCACCTAATCTCAAACGCTCATGTATATCTGCAATCTTACTGAACATCATAGACATTCCTCTATCTCTTTCTTGAAATATCTCTGCCACACACTAGGTCTAGGTTGTGTGCTAACATTGAATAATTCCATAGTGAGTTTACGAATCTTTTGTGCGCTTACTTTCATACCTTTCTTCTTAGCCACTAGATATGTACAGTCTACCATCAATCCATGTGGACTTCTTTGATTCTCCCATGAGGGGTTAGATGATACTCTTTCATGTAATATCCTAATGGAGGCATAGTCTGATACATTCAAACCTAGCGCTTTCGCTAACTCCATACTTCTATCATTGTTTTTGTGTGCGTATACTGAACGTGCTAATGCGTCTGCTTTATCACTCATGGTCATTCTCCTCTTGTAATTTTAAAATCCTAGTGTTAAGTGTAGCCACACTCCCATGTATTTTCATTAACTTTTCATCGAATGCTTTCGTGTATTCATTTATCACATCTTTACATATCTCTTGTATTTTATCTTTAAATTCATACATTACGGCCTCGTAATTTATAGTCGATAGTTTTTCAAGCGAGTGAACTCTATCTTCTAAACTCTCTAACTTAGTTTCAGAATTAGTAGAGCGTAGTTTAACGCTTCTACATTTAGGACAGATAGGTTTATCCAACACCTTATTAGATGAGTAGGTAAAGAATAGTTCTCCGCAATCGTAGCAATTGTATCTAATTTTCACGCTGTGTGTCCTCCCTTAACTCTATCATGTAATCTGTAATCTTAGAAGCGCACCAGTAACAAACAGGTATTCCACTCATACATTGGTGCGTTCCACTCCCCCATATCTTCACTCTTTCAGGAATCAACTCATCACACAAGGTACAATGGTTAATCTCACCATCTTCTGTATGGTGGTATGACATTACGCTGTCACCTCAACCTTATACCTTTTACAATCTTTATTGACACATACAGGCATCATAGTCCATAGGTATAACATATGTTCTCCACAATCTGAACATGGATTACTCATGGTATCTCCTCATCTTTCTCATAAGTGGTTTGTTCTTCAAAATACTTTTCTTTAAGATGAGTTTCTACTCTCATACGCTCTGATATCATATTTCCAAGATAACCTATCATTTGACATAATTCTTTATTTGGTAATTCATGTATTAATTTCAAGATATCTATTTGTTCTTTGGAAGGTATCATGCTGTCACCTCCACGCCTTTGTGAAAGACTCGGTATCTTATACCATTAATAGTCCAACAAGGAAATGCTACCATTTCTTCTTCATCACAGATATACATTTCACGACTCTTTCTTAATACGGGTATCTCATGTTCTTTTTGAAAAGCCTCTACTTCTTCTTTACACATAGTTCTCCATCCTTCAATACCTCTCATGCTGTCACCTCCACGCTTCGCTTGTAAGGATATTTAGAAGATACTCTTCTACTCTTACAGAATGAACAATACCATTCGTGTTGCTCTCTACCCGTAGGGGTGTAGCCTACGGGATTTATGTTGAGTCTTTCCCAATCACAATCACAACTCACGCCGTCACCTCCACGCCTTGCCACCAACTAGGAGTAACAGAGTGTTCCCATTTAGGTAAACCGTTAGAGAATCGTTTGGTGTGATAGAATTCTCTGTATGCTTCAACTGCTGTATACTTATCTTCATCATAAAGGTGAGCAAGGTCAGGGTTTTGTAAGTCAAACGCTCTAGCAAAATCTGTTAAACCACCACTAGGGATAAGTGTGTACATGTTAGCGAGATGGCGAATACCTTTCTCACAAAAATGAGTCTTACCAAAGCGGCGAGTAAATTCAAGACATAACTCAATGGCATGTATTGATGCCCATATAAAATTAGCCTGTGATTCACCACACCAAATTGTACATGGGTGATTATGATAGCCACCCTTCAAAGGTGTGCCTTTGCTCGTAAGAGGCATTTGTTCAGGTGTAGCACCATGACGGATGACTGCACTACCAAGTTGTTGTAAAAGTTCTACAACCATTTTAGGTGAATGTTTATCACAGTACATTCTCGCCGCTGTTATTGGGTTTTCATCTAATACGAATATGTTCATGCTGTCACCTCTTCATGTGCTATCGCTTCTTCAACATTTTCTAAATGCTCTTGAATTACATCGTATCTAAGTTGTAATTCGTCAAGTGCTTTCTTCATTTCCTTCAATGAAAGTTCATAGCCACTTTTCATTCCCTTTAATGCTTCTAACTTACTCACAGTGTCACCCCTTTTATGATAAGTTGAGTCAGTAAATGCTTCTAACTTACTCACACTGTCACCCCTTTGTCTAAACAACTACCACACATGTTTAGTCTACCTGTTTCTTCTTCTATCTCCCCACCATAGTTAGGGTCGAAACTACCTCCACATCCATTACATCCGTATTGGTATCTGAATAGTTTACCTAGATTCTTTTCCCAATCAGGGTCTTCTGTTTCTTCTTTCGTATATTCATATTTATATTTCTTCATTCTTCCCACACCCCTTGCTCAAATTCTCCACAGTCATCACAGTCACCATCATAAGATGTATTTTCTATGAAAACTATATCAACATCCATGACATAATTATTAGCACATTTATCACAAACATTTAATTCTCTACTGTCTATTACTATTTCATTTCCTTCTTCATCTATATCTGCTTCTTCTATCGTTACTCTTTTCATTTTATTTCCTCCTCTAATTTTATTTTGTTCACTATCTTACTCACATCCATGTGTGCTGTACTCATAGGTATAGCCTCAACTTTTAGTAATGAGTCACCTGCTCTTACTGATGTAGTTAGTTCCATCAAATCAGATATCGCTGATTGTAATGCACTAGCATACTTATCTTCCTCAACACTCCACTCACTCTCATCTACTAACATAGCGGCTATGTCTTTGATTGCTTTAGCAACAACAACACTGTACTCATCATCTGATGCATCTAATGATACGAAGTTACGTATACTCATTCTAAGTAATCTACCTATCATCTTCTTGGTCTGCATCTTAGCAGGTATTCTTTGTGTCACTGAAGCACATCTTCTGTAACCATTACCATGAGTCTTACCTCCTGTGTGTGGCTCAGTCTGTAACATAACAGTACTACCAGTGAGCATGTCCATCACCATTAGTTCAGGATTACTGTAGTAATCTTCATCAGGTGTGTGTCTACTTTTCTCTTGTCTCTCTATAGCACTAGCCAACTTCTTCAATGCCTTGGCTGTGCCGTCTGTCCATTCCATTTCACTTACTTGTTTCATTCTCTCAATCTCCATTCAGCAGGGTAATCATATTTATTCACTCTAACAAACTCATCGTTCACTCTCAATACTTGTGTCAGTCTTTGTGTAGTAGGTATCTGTTTTATCTTCGAGTTAGTGTAACTACTCTTGTAACTCTTATTCGATATAGCATCTCTAATTTGTATAGTAGTCATTACTTTATCACACAAAACTTCCGTTACCCATTTTTTTAATCTAGCATGTTTATTCATTCTAGGCATTATTCTTCCTCTCCTAAGTCATAGTCTTCTACTAAATTTAAAAGATAAGTTGATGGTATTACATATTTAGGTATTCCACAAATAGCATCTGCATATACAACCAAACCATGTGGGTAATCTTTTACAATATCTCCTTTGTCTAAACTTGTGCCATCACAATATGCACAGGATTTATAATTTTCTTGACGCAATATATCAATATCCCGTAGTATAAGATTTCCATGTGATTCTACAATCTGCCATGCATCATCGTTTATCTGTTCTATTATTACCCATCTATCTATTCCTAATGTTATTTTCTTCTTCATTATTCTTCCTCTCCTAAGTCATAGTCTTCTACTAATACATGTGACGGTACTCTATACTTAGGTATACTACAAGTAGCATCTCTAAATACAACCCAACCGACTTTAGTATCTTTTACCATGTCTCCTTGTTCACCCTGTATACGACATCTATGTGATTCTACAATCTGCCATGTATCAGCGCCTATGTGTTCTATTATCATCCATCTATCTATTCCTATCATTATTTTCTTCATCATCTTATATTCCTCCATTTTAATTCTGCTTTATATACTATGTATTTTTGCGTGGCAGTATCCAATCTTAATCTTCTGTTCATCAAAATCAGTAAATACTGTTTCTTTAAATACTGAAAGTCAGTTTGACCGTTCCTCACGTTCACGCATATCTTCGGCCTTGACTATACCTTCCTGTAATCTAGGTAGCATCTCTCTCGCTTGTTCTATAGTGAGACGCACACCATGTCTTGTGTGTTGGTTTTTACCATCTGTGACATTCATTATACGTAGGTCTAACCATATGTTATTTGCGAACTCAACAATGCGTAATGCCACATCACCTTTTCCATCTTTCCATTTACCTTCCATACTGGATGTACGCCATACTCCTGTTTCGCCCATTACTCTTCCTCTCCTTCAGATATCATATCCACTTTACAATAAGTTCCCCATACCCAAGGTGGTACTTTACCCTGTGTTAGTGGACACTTACTTCCAACCAGTATCCCTTTCCGTCCACTGTCTGCATACTTAAGCATCTCTTGTCTTGTCATAGCATACACCCATTGGTTGTCTGATGTTTTATATCTCATAAACAATTCATCACCCGCTAATAAATTATAATCATCGGGATTCATGTTAATGATTTCATCACAACTATGACATGCTAATCTGAATGCCCAGTCTTCTATCTCTTGTGTGTTTCCATCATCCAATAGAATCTCTCTATTACCCAAGTATGTAGGGACTGCTTCATCTAGTTCTAAATCAGATAACTTAACCCCACACTGACAACTCCATGCTGATGCAATCGCTTGTCTTTCTTGTATCTCCATGCGGTATGCTTCTTCTGCTGAGAGTGCCGCAGGTGTAACCATGGGGTTATCGTCCTCTATTTCTATGTTCACTGATTCATATAACTTCACAATCTTTTCGTGATGTATTAATGAATCAGGGTGGTCGACTCTATGTTCTAGTGTTAGTGCATTGTCCGCTGTCTTACGATAACGTAACCCAGTTCCATCGGGTCTCCATATGGCATGCATAGCCATTTGGTTAAAATGCTCAATCGCCCACACTTTCAGTCCTGCTGTTTTTATTTCATCTTCATTCATATCCATTCCTCTTGTTTTATTTCCTCGTTTTTAATTAGTATCCATTCTTTACAACATCTTGCTATCAAGTAGTGATGTGTTTCTAAGTTAACTATTGTTGATTCTTCACCTACCGTTTTACCACATGAAGGACAAGTATCATAAACACTTTCAGCGTTTGTCATGATGGCTTGTACCCACTCCTTACCTATCCCATCGGGAAGTTCTAATTGAACATGTCGGAGGTCAATGGTTTGACCACTATCTAAAATCCATATCCCATCAGGGGTGACATCATCAACATCTATGTACTCTTCTATATCAATCATTCATTCCACCAATATCTAGGTATCATTCTTCTTCACCTGCCTTCCAACTAAAGATGACATCAGTTTGCATTGATGTGATACCATCTTCATCCTCATAGTAATCAGTGTGCTTGCGTAGTTCAGCGGACAAACACTTGACCACATCATCTGCTCGGGCTTCTTCAAGCCTCTCGTTCCACTCTTTGATTACCTGTTCTTCAGATTCCCCATCCTCCCATTCACCGTTGAAAAACCAACCTGCATGTTCAGTTTTAATCCACATCGTATAATCTTCGTATTTGTCTGTGTCAATCATTCTTCTTCACCTACATATCTACTTGAGCGCCCTGTTCGTGATTCTTGAATCCAAGAAAACTGAACCCTTTGAGCGTGGAGTTCATCGTTCTCTTTACGCAACCGCTTGACTTCTGCTAAGAGAAGTGGTGCATCTGCTATTAGTTGTCTATCAGCCCTAGCCCATTCAACCAATTCACCACTAGGTGGCCATAGGAGCCCTTCTGTATGTCCTTCGTATTTGTCTGTGTCAATCATTCAATCAACTCCCTTAGTCCATCCATCATATCACTGTAGTTTGACCAATGGGTGGGGTTATTCTGCCGCACCAATGCCTTTTCAATACCTTCACGCAACCGCTTGACTTCTGCTAATAGAAGTGGTGCGTCTGCGATGAGTTGTGCATCGACCTCAGCGTATTTATTTTCAACTTCGACTTCTGCTAATACACAGTTGGAATGTGTAGTCATGTTTGACTCAATCACTATTGCGGTGGTTTCCATATCCTTACCTGCCCAGTGAACATCAATAGTCCACGGTGCAGGTGTATGTCCTTCGTATTTGTCTGTGTCAATCATGTTCTCACCTCACCCATTTCAAGAGTTGCTTCATCTTTATTAGCATACAAAGTCCAAGTCCCTGTGCGCTCACAGTGATAACAATAAACATGTAATACTGCTTGGTCTAAATCACAATGACCTACATCTTCGACATCAAGTTCACATGGTTGATTCCCTACTTGTCCTTCACAACACCAACTCATGCTACCACCTCTTCTTCAACCTCTACAGATTCATACCCATAATTAGGAAGGTCTTCGAACTTATCGTAATGTTCCTCTAACACACTAGGTGATGCATTTCTAAACATCTGAATAACTTCTTGTGGAGACATGTATTCATCGGGGTCTACTTCTCCTTTCATAGTCATATCACGAAGTACAGTTTTTATTAAGAATCTACCTTTAGGTATTTTCTCATGACCCTTGTGGATTCTTTTACTGTAATGTCCGTTGTTATCTAAGTGTGCTTTCCCTATAGTTGATGCGAAGTTTTCTGCATCTGTTTTAGATGAAAAGCAAAACAATTGTAAATCGGTTTTGTCATAGTTATAGTAGTACGCATCTGTGACTTTAAACTTCACATAGTAATCATGAATATCCTCAGTGGGCTTCCATACAAAGTCTGCAATCTCATGTCCATGACTTGTTCTGCTACGCACTTTAGTGTATGTCCAACCATTTTCTGTGTCACCTTCTTTACGATTCTTACTGTTGGTCAGTTTTACATAGGCTGTCATTTCTGTTACCCATGCCCAATCATTCCATTTATGAACGGCTGATTTACCAATACCCTCTTTGAGAACAATGTTATCTTTACGTTTCATCATACGAGAAAGACTTGCTCTCACAAACTTAAGCACTTCATCTCTTGGTACTTTATGTGACATACTTCTTCTGACTTCATCCCAACTCACTATGTTATCACGATTTACTTTGTCAGTGTCTACAAAGTCAAACCATTGATTGTTATTCCATCCAACCACACATCTATCTTTATCCCAAATGGTTTCAAAATCACCATCGTCATTCTTGTATAAAGCCCAATATCTTTCTTTGGGTGCATCGTGGTGGGCACATTGTTTATCATCATCGTCTGCCCATTTACATACACCTTTAGTTGCATGTGTATTTTTCACCCAATTATCAACACTTACATAGTCGAATGATTCAAAGTTATTTTTAATGAGGTCAAGTAATTCAGCGAAGTAATCATCCTCTAGTAAATTTCTACCATTGATTGAAACTTTATCTGATAGTCTAATCTCAGAGTATTTATCCTTTAATTCATCAGATGCCTCTACTTCATCTAACCATTGTCTCATTGTTTTAGAACTCCATCCGTATTGAGGTGCTAATTTTTTATTACCATGAGTATCTGTTATCACTCTTGGGGCCGCAAGTTTGTGTATGTAACCATTGATTTCATCATGTCCACATGATTCCACATCCAGTTTGGGTAACCAATCTCTAGCCACTTTACCAGTCATCATGATGGTGGCCGACTTAGTGTAATCATTTACCATGTCATCCCATGTAAGTTCTGCATGAGGCCCTGCTTTCACTAACGTGTATGCTAGTGCCGCATCCATAGGCCAACATTTACCAATCGCTTTTTTTGTTCTTCCTATAGCATGGTCTATGATTATATCTTCATCGCTGAAGTCAACATCATGTTCAACTATACCCGCTTCTTCATATCCATTCCAATCATTCCAACCTTTCCATTCTCCGCTCATATTATCATCTCCTCTATTCTATTCACTTTTGTTATTTTTTCATTCTTTATTTTATGGTCAACTGTCACCACACCATTCTCTTCGCATTGAGATATATCACCTAATTCCACAACAACTTCTAGTAATTCATTGTGTGGAACTCTTCTAGCACGACCATTGCAATTAGCAAGTTTATATTCCGAAGGACGAATTTTATCCGTTCTATACTTAACAATCACAATGTCTATGTCTTCCCCTATATGTTTTCTAAACTGTGGATAGGTTTTATCGTACTTACCACCATCTGTTTGTATATAATAAAAGTCCTTAGTACCATCAATACGTAGTGTTTCTTCACATTTACCTGCATTAATATTACTATTTGTATTATATATGTATATATCACCATCTTTGTTCCTATAACCAATTGTGTGTTTATCACGCCAGTCAAATGAAAGTGTATACTGACTCAACTTATCATAATCATATAGATAATTATCTGTTTCATCATACCATGTTTCTTCTTCTTTTGTCCAATCTATTTTATTTTTCATCTTCTTCATTTTTTATTCCTCCTTTTTATTCTAATTAATACTGTTTCTTTAAATACTGAATAATCAAATATCATCATCTCGTATCCACTCATATTCTTTCGTAACCATGTGTATACCAAACTCAGGTGATTCAAGCATGGGCTCGCCCACACCTTCATCTATTATCTTTACACACTCCAACAGGGGACTATCATCTTGTATCACGCTAACCACACCTCTAATCCCTTAGTGCTACCCATTAGTTCATTCAATACATTCATTTCCATACCCGTCATGTTGTACAAGTAATCGTTGATTATGTTAACATCCTCCATCTCTAAACCTAATACAGGTGGATACAACTCCGTAATATCCCAATCCTTTTCCTCTGCAAATTTAAGTGCTAACGCTACATACGTGGGTGTAGTTTTGTTATCATGTAGTGGTGCTTTTAGACCCAATGGTTTGATTATAGGCTTCATAGGGTCGGCACTCAATGATATTTCTAGGCATTCAAAAACTTCTATGGGGATGTCTAAGTCATCGCCAAGTTCTTTGTACAATGTTTCCCAAGCAACCATATCAACTAATGATGATTCTCTTGACATCAAGTAATGATATTGTAACCATGTGAGGTGTTGACCCGCTGTATCTTCTGCACGACAAAAAGCATTTGATAAAGCATCTCTCCTAGTGTTTAGATATTCCAGTGTCTTAAATGGAATAGGCACTCCGTCTAACTTATTCACATAAGGCACGAGGTAATCACACATGTCTTTGTATATTTGTGGTGCATCATCAATCATTCTTCTTCCCTCCTTTCTATAAATTTAGCCACAAATCTCAATTCATTAAAACTTAAATCATTTAGTTGACTACTAATATACTTAAGTAATTGGCTTCGTTTCATACTAACGGTTCGTACCCATGGGGGTAAATCAGTGTTCGTCATTCTTCATCGCCCCTTCGTGTGCTTTCTTTAGTTTGTTGTAAGTGCTTGGGTGTGTTTTCCTAACCCACATAATAAATTCCACTTGTTGTCTTAATGATTCTATATGTGTTTTAGGAAGACATAGCATATGTTTGTGTTCACCCATTATTCATCACTCTCCCAAGGATTTGAATAAGGTTCAATGTCAGACTTAAACACAACAAGCATATTTTTTGAGGGTTCTTGTGACTCTACAAACTTAATCAATGCTTGGACATTGGGAGACTCAAACTCCATGTCCATTACCGCACCCTCAGGGTGATTCAAGTTACTACCAAATATCATAAATTGATAAGTGTCTTTCACAGCATAATGGTGTAGTGCCATTTGTACATAATATATAGAACCGCTAGCAGGGCTACGATTCGTAGGTTCCTGCTCACGCAACCAATCTGTCAATTCAGGTGGGGCACGTAATTCTAATGCCATGCCATACTCACGATACATTGGGTTGTCACCAGTCAATGTAGGCGTACCCACGCCCTGTATGTGTATTTTGTTTTTGTCATAATCACATCTTACTTGTAATCTTCTTTCTCCATATTTTTTATTCATCTTTTATCACTCCATTTTTTGTTTTTGTTTTTAGCAAATTGTTTTAGAGTCATTTGCTTCTTACTCTTTTTCTTTCCTTTCTTTTTCTTCTTTGTGTTCTTGATGCACTCAATGCATGTCCATATGTTCTCATCCATAAAAGCCCCATCGTAATACTTCTTACATTTATTACACTGAATCTCACTTAAGTTTCTCGTATTCCTACCAGCATCCAAAGCAAGTGCATACTTACTCAACCCTATCTTATCTTCACTCATAGCGAAGAAAGAGAAGTCCATACCACTACCAGCACATGTATCTGTAGGGTCTTCTATTGTATCAGTCACATCAAGGTATTCATCACTACCACATTTAGGACATGATGCTGGATAGATATCATCGGGCCCATACCATTCAAAGTGACCACATTCAGTGCATGCTAATAAATCGAAGTCTTTGGGTATATCCGTATCGGTAACAAATATTTCCTCTGTTACTATATCATCCTCATCATCTATTGGTAGGTCAAGACTACCGTAAGTAAAATCCTCCCAATAGGACTTACTAGGTTGACTCCATACTGATTTAGATGCTGTTTCAAATAATGATTCTCCCATTGGTATCTGACATACATCTGCTACGTATTGTTGCTGTGATTTTGTCTCAACTGCATGGTGACAATACAAACCTCTAACATGTTTAATCAAAGCATTGGCATCAGCATACTCACCACCGACTAACATGTGATATAGAATGGCTAACTGAACTCCCGTCCTACCATGACCACCGACACACTGTGTGGATATTCTCTTGATACCTTTGGTCTTGATGTCATATACTAATGCGACCCAAAACTCTCTATCTATATCCTGTGGTATGTCAAAGTCAGGGAAGTCGATAGCAATTTTCTGTACACTACTAGCGATGTAATCACCACATGTAAACCCATCAGGTACGCTAGTACTAGATGAACCACCTATCACTTGTCTAGGACCAATCGCTAGTTCAGGTGGAGGTGACATCAAATCATAACCACCTTGCCTAGACGTACCACCGCCGTAGACTTCTATTCCTTCGTCTGTTTTGAAGACTAAGATGTTGCCTGTGTGACAACCAACCTTAGACCACTTGTTGTTTATTATCTTGTTTTTCTTCTTACCCATATCATTCACTCTCCATATCTTTTAATTTAATCCAAAATTCTTCTGTAAGTACATCCTTACTTTTAATGAGCCATTTGGATAGTTTGCTCATATACATATTGTATTCTATATCTGTTTGCTCTAACTTTGAGAATAGAGCATGGAACTCCGTCACATCGGGAACCCATTCACCTGCCACCATAGCATCAATCTTATCCTTCACTGTTACATTATGTGACTGTGTACCTGCCAACCACACTTCTAATTTAGGCTTGGCAATCACCAAATTTTCTAAACCTTCATACTCAGATGTAATCGGTGCTTCAGCAATAATCTCTTTATCTGACAGATATTGATGATGTGTATTACAAGTAGGACAACCATCTACACCACAAGTAATGAAGTCATCACTGTGTGGGTCATTATGTGAACCTCTCTCAGGATGTCTCCAACCATGTGATAATTTCTTCGCCACATCACGTAGCACTTCAGGTGCATTCTTGTTGATTGATAATGGTGATTTTCTCCAATAACTAGGAGTCTTTTTCATTACATAGTCAAGTAAAGGCTTCCAATCATTCACTGGTGGTTCACCACTCACCATAGGAATACCGATATCAAAGGAGTCATCAATGAATTGTCTAGCCATATCGTAAGTATGTGACATATTTTGTAAGTTATCTCTTGGATTGAAACCACTTGTCGCTGAGTCAAATGCCGCTTTACTTAACCACTTGTTGAATAAGAAACCATTGTTATGCTCTGCATTTTCACATGAGTTAACCGCACCGATTAATACTTTGAGGTTGTCATCAGTGGAGTCTACCTCGAATATACTCAACGCTCTTGCTAGTTTAGCACCCCTTAACATTGACTCTTGCCATGCTTTACCACCGTAAGACTTACTCCAACCTGTAGCATAATTTTTAGCAAGGTAATCAAACATAAGTGCCGCATCATCCCAATCAATCTCTAATTTACCCATAGCAACGTAGTAATCTCTTCTTGAACTAGACAGTTGTGACGTACCATGTATTTCTCTCCATAGGTCTTGACCTATACAAGCAGTGATGGTTGAAAACAATGCTGTACTTGCATTCTTTTGTCTTGATTGAGCGTGCCTCATCTCACCTAAGCCTAATGCTAATACTGCTTTGGTTAACCATGCTGTAAACACACCTGCTAGTAATGCTACATCTTGTGGTTTACCATATGGTAAAGCCATCCATTGATGAAAGAATGTAGCAAACCAACCTTGTTGTTTAGTCCAATACTTGTTACCTAGTCTAACACCCTCTAAGAAGTAGTCTTTGTAAGCCAATGGATTGTATACTTGTACTTCAAAATCACCATCGGGGTCGAGTACTACCCAACCCATAGCGACTTCTTTCCATGTATCACCGACACTCACTTCACCCACTACATAAGGAATCTCTTGTTGTCTACAATGAGCACAAATGTGTGACAGTAAACTACCACCTGTCTCCTGAACTACAAAACCTTCGGGGCATTTCTCCTTAGTGATGTTTTCTTCTAACCACGCTACTTCTTCTAAACCTTCCGCAACCCACACTTCTTTGACCTCAACTGTACCTTGTGGAATCATACCTTGAGTATCAACTCCTTGAGGTGGCGAGGTAATTTCTATGTGCTCAGGTGCATGTCTGTACTGTGTGAGATACTTTCTATTCCATTCAAAATGTGTTGATGAACCTAGTACTCCATCTGTAGCATACTTAGTCCTATCTTGTGATTTGAATATAAACTCTAATTCGTGTACCTTAGGGTCAAACGAAAGGGCTGTAAGTATTTTATTGTCATTTACATTTGTCCTTAAAGGAAAACCTAATTGAAAACCATGACCTGCTGTAACACCATCATGTTCAGGACCAAAGATAGCATACCCATTGAACCACTTGTCGGGATGATAGAAACCTACATCGTCTTCATAACCATTCTTGATAATAGCAGAAGGTGCAATCACCGCACTAGATGTTGCATTTATGAAAGGCATAGCAATCATACAACCATTAGGGTCAACTTCCTTCATCTTGTTACTAAGTTGCTCAAAATTCTCATACAGAGATTGCTCATCATCACACTTGATTGACTCTATCACACCATGTCTAGGTGTTTCAGGGCAAGACCTAAGAAACACAGGGAATTGTATATATTCACTCACACTTGTGATGATGTCATCTGAATCATCAGTGTGTAACACAAACATTCTAGGCACATCCCACTCTCTAGGTATAGAGAACGAGTCGTGAAACCGCATGTGCTTGAACAATGCTTTCGCTTTCTGTGATTTTATTCTATCAATTCTTTCTGAACTATTTATTTCATCCATTGTCATCATTTCATTTCCTCCATTTTTGGTTTAGTTAATACTGTTTCTTTAAATACTGAATATCTATTTTCAACCATCTCATGTATTATTAGGCGACTATCATCTCGTGATAATGTGTTACGTGTATGCCTAGTCATTACGTGTACCACCTATACGTTTACCATTTACGAACACATGATAAGGGCCGTCAGTCATTTCATGCACAATCATATTATCCATGAACTCATATGTTGACATATCTATTTCTACAAACCAATCCCAATTTTTCTGATACACACGAAAGGGAGTGTACTGATTCAATCTTTCTTTAGTTGTAACAGTTCTCCAACCACATGATGATAACTCGTATAGTGTTACTGAGTTAATATTAATCAATCTGATTATAGTGTTACCATGTAATCTTATTTCATATACAGGATGTATGTATGTTGAATCATTTACTTCATACAATCTTGTGTTCGCTTTATCTAAAGGTTTACCCTTGTCTTTATTCCTTGCCGTATCCATTAATCTTTTTGCTTCTTCGTAATTCATTCTTAGTCCTCCTTTCTATAGAAACTATCCACTTGCGTTTGTAGTTCCTGCACTTGTTCTTTCAGTTTTTCATTCTCTTTCTTCAATCTATAATATCCGTATTTGTATTGTTTCATTCTTCTTCACCTCTCTTATCAGGAGTGTTACCTCTTAAACACTCCAAGCATTTCCTAAAACCTCTATGTGTAAAGTTCATGCAATCTTTTACTATGCATATCATCTTACTCATCTCCTAGTACTTTCTTTCTTGACATCTTTCTATCTCCTAGTGTCCAACGTAATGCATTGATTACTCCTTCCAATCCTTTGAATGCTCTTGCGTGATACATTCTTTCCTTCTTACCAAGAGAGGTATCACCTGTCTTGATAGAGTGGAAGTGTTGCTTACGTTCTGCATTGTCTAGCATTTCTTCTATCTCATCCCATGTTCTATTGTATGTATATTCTTCAGCCATATTCATTCATCTCCTTTTTTGTTTTTCTTCACCTTCTTTAATAAGTCAGCAGGTAAGTCACCTGCATCAACCATGCTTTGTAGTAATGCATTGGCTATTCCTTTCCTCTCATCCATGTCACCACCATCTAACACTGCTTGTACTACCTTACGTTTTTCCTCTACTACTGCATTGAATCTTTCATCTATAGTTCCTGCCACTGAAAGATATACAGCATGTACTGATTGTGATTCTTGACCAATACGATTGACTCTATCTTCTGCTTGCTCTTCCCAAGCAGGAGTCCATTCACGTTCAATGAACACTACTGTGTCTGCTCTAGTCAAAGTCAGTCCTTCCTTAGCGGCAACTGTAGAGCAAACTAAAACATCTATCTCACCTGCTTGGAATGCCTCAACTCTTTCTTGTCTTCTTTCTGCTGACACACTACCTGTAATCCTTGCTATCCTCAATGACTTCTCATCCTTACCATTAGTAAGTAACTCCTCACATAGTGCTTCTATCACATCTTGATGATGAGCAAAGACTACTAATGGTTTACCTGTGACATCGTGATATTCTTTCACCCACTCACTAGCCGCAGTTATCTTTAGTATACCACAATGATGTCTAAGTTCAGTTAGCATATTCAATACGAAGCCCTTAGGTAATGTACCGTTTGCTTTGTGAAACTGATACTGATTTATCCATTGCCTCTTAACATCATTGTATTCCTTACGCTCAGGAGATGTAGGATAGACATCAACTATCTGTCTAACTTTATCAGGTAACTCATCCATAACTTCTTTCTTCAATCTTCTGATTACACATGAACGAGTTCTCTCATGTAACTCCTTTTCATTAGATGAACCATTGAAGTCCCAACCCCAACCATTGTGTTGAGCATCACAGTATCTCTTAGCATACGCAAAGAAGTTACTAAACTCAGCAGGTCTTACTAAGTTAAGCGTGGTGTAGAATTCTATAGGTCTGTTAGTAATTGCTGTACCACTAAGACACAAGACATCTTTACTTTTCTCACCTAATGCTAGAGAGGCTTGAGTTCTTTGAGCCTTAGCGTTCTTCAAGTAATGTGATTCATCAAAGACTACAATGTTAAAGTTCATACTCATGAGTTGTTCCTTTTGTTTATTCATCAAATCATAATTGATAATCACTACATCACACTCAGGTATGTCTTCCTTACCTTTCTTAACAACAACGGCATCTAATTCAGGAAGCCATGTGTTGTATTCCTTTAACCAATTGTACTTCACATTAGATGGGCACACTACTAGAACAGGATGATTCTCAGGATGTAGTGCTGTGTATGCTATGGCTTGAATTGTTTTACCAATACCCATGTCATCACCTATAAGACATCGACCACCTGTTAGTTCAGCAAACCTCACACCTACATATTGGAAGGGATATAACTGACGACCCTCAGGAAACTGTTCTGATAATCTCTCACGCATATCATTTACTTTATTCTCATCATGTAACTCTGCCGCTGATGATATAGCAATTGTTTCAGCAGTGTTCTCAAGCACAGACTCTAAGTTAGGTAAACCACTGATTGCTTTTGCTAGTGGTGGATACACATCAACTAATCTTGTTTGAAGATGAGCCGCTTGTGATACAGGGATAGTCCATACCTTACGCTTAGTACTCCACTTCCTTCCCATAACTCCTCTTACTATATTCATGACTCTAGTTCTTAGTTCTTCATCTCTAATCCAAGGCCATTGTAGGACTACAGTGTCACCTTCTATAGATGCTGATACTCCTTGTACTTGTGTTACAGCATCGAAAGTAATAGCCTCAAGTTCTGTCGTAGTGAATCCAAACTCTTTGAAGATAGGTACTGCTTTACTCACGTACTCACTTTGATTAGGGATAACCCAAGCACTACCATTCCATCTGATAGCAGGGTAGCCTGACTTGTAAGTAAGTGCTGACTTAAGAGCAGTAACACATTCCATGTTCTTAGGGAAAGTCAATGCTAACTTCTTAGACTTCTTAGGCCAACGGTTATGGATGTCATCTTTACTATACCATGTTTCTTCAAACTGTTCTACTCGTATAGTCATGCGTCTTTCTAATTCAATCTTACGTTCATCATATTCCCTCTTGCTAACAAGTAATAGTTCACCTAATTCGTAATCAGTGAAACCTAATTCTTTTGCTTGCCTAAGTAACTCAGCAATCTTTTCGTTGTTACTAGATGAGGTATCTCCATCAAACATATTATAGTATAGGTAAGTAAGTTTATTCCTAACTGTTTGTTTCTGTTTAGCAAGTTCACCTATTGCTTTCATACCATCAAGGAAGGTAACAATGTCTATGTGTCCTAAACCTATTACATCCATCATGTAAGGCATCTGTGTATTCTTATACTTGTAGAATCTTTCAGCCGCTTCAAGATAGTGAACTTCATCTATAGAATCTAACTTAGCAAGCCTGTTGAAGAAAGGTGCATCAGGTTTGTTTGGGCCTATCTCATCCTCTACATCATCCACATGATGTGCCGTAAAGATATCAATCAGTTGTTTCATTTGTTCTTGTGTTATCATTTCAACGACTCCCTCATATCTGAAACATTCAGCCCCCATTCCTCTAACTTATCTAACACAGGTGTAGGTAAACAGAATATACCATCGTAGTCTACAAGTTCATTCTCTTTAAACCACAGCCCGCCTTCAGAATAGAACTCATTCCCACCACTTTCTAAATCATACACTTCGAAAGAACCACGTTGCCTTTCTTCGTTAAACGATATATTGTATTTCATAGTGACAACCTTTGCTTCTCCTACCTGACCGAAACTGTTTTCATTTCTCGTGTATTGTTTTTCTAGTATGAAAGAATCTCTCATTCACTCACCCCCACTTCAAATCCATTTAGTAGTAAGCATTCATCACAGCATTCTATAGAATCGGGGTGACATATCCCTACACACATTGTTGGTATTCTGTAAAACATTTCTTCACATGCTGAAAGTATTAGTTCGTGTGTTATCATTTTGCTTTCCTCCATCCAATAGTAGTATTATCATGGTAGTCTAAGATGTAATACTGCCACAAATACTCCATCATCTCATAAGGGTCGTCAAACTCATGTTCCTCATAGTGTTCGTCTGTAAATATCCATATCTTCTTCATTTCAATCATTCTTCACACACTCCCCAAAAATTCATCTCCCTTTTTATCCCCCAAAAGTTAGGTGTTCTGTATTGAATCCATTTTATAGAACCATATGGACTATGTGGTTGAAGTCTAAATTCTTTATGAGGAAAGTCTACTCTTAATTTTTCCATGAGTTTTATTATTGTTGGTTCGGGAGTATCCCAACTCACTAATCTAAAAGTCGATGTATCATTTGTGTTTACTACATGGAAGTTTTCCCACTCATCCTCCTCCAAGCAATCACATTGTGAGAACGATGGTTTATGTTTACCACAATATCCACAATTCATTTGTTCACTCTCCCATACATCCTAGACAATCTCAAGCCCATCATCTTCTTGGGTGATGACTTTGCTAATCCCCTGTGTACATTCTTTTTGTTCAATGGTCTTCTATAGTTCATATCTTTCCGTTTGTATCTTCTTTTCATTTTTATGCCTCCGTTGTATTTTCTATTTCTGCTATCCCCTTTTCTCTTCTCTCAGCATTACACTTGTTGCATGCACACCAAGCAACGTGTTTCTCTCTTGCTCTTAGGCAAGTAACACAATCACATAGTGGTCCACAATCTGCTTGAAGTTCTTGTACTTTCTGTGTAAGAATCATTCCAATAATGTTGGTCTTCAGTTCATTTATCAATTCGGTTTTCGTTTTCATTGATTCAGTAAATAGTGTTTCTTTAAATACTGAATGCCTTTTTTGAATAAAAATCAAAGGTTCTTCTGTGATACATAATAATGTGTTAGTGTTATCCAGCGGGGATGACCGTATCAATAACGGGTGGTTGAGAGTTGCATGTACCGATACGTTGAAGAAAGTTTGAATTAAAGAGGCCCCGCTAGATAACAAGTATCCCAACGAGTGCTGTGATATAAGTATTTATCATGTATTATAAATGTAAGATGTTACTTACATAGGTTACTGCGTCCTATTGTTAATTGTGTTAAGATAATAGTTTGTACAATGTTTATATTTATGGTTGTACATTCTGTAGTGTACTCCCTTAGTTTGTATATAATAATATAAATAATTAAAACTATACATTATACAAACTTAATTAATACTTACAATACTTGTTACATCTAAAATGTATAT